CCTCGGGGGGGCCAACCTCACCGGGGCCAACCTCGATAGTGCCGACCTCACCGGGGCCGACCTGTTTGAGGCCCGACTACTAAGGACTAGATTTTAACCCTTTTCCAGGGGACCATTTCGCCTATTTCGAGGCGCGGTGAATTTATACCCCACCCCCATTTTTCAAATGGGGGTGGGGGTGTAAGTGAAAATAAGATAAAATTGAGAATTGAGAATTGAGAATTGAGAATTGAGAATTGAGAATCTATCAGTTTTACAGCCGGCCTTTATTACGAGCCTATCGATCTTAGCTATCACCGCGCAAACCCTAGGAACTAAGGAGTAGGAAAATGGTTGATTACACGTTCGATTTCACTCCAGGCGAGCCGCCGAAAGACCAGCGACAGTATCTTGTGATTTACGAAAAGGAGTATAAAACTTCAGAGTCACTTTTAGCTGTAGTCGAATGGAATTCTCATAAAGACGACGAGCGTGGATATTGGGAGGAAGGGGGGTACGGTTTTCACCACAAGCCTATTGGTTGGGCTGAATTACCAGATTCCGCTTTAACGCAAGAGGTGAAACGCATGGCGTGGGATAAGTTGCCAGGAAAACTCCCCCCTATTTTTTTAATAACGGGTTTGGCCGGGTCTGGTAAGGACACAGTTGGCAAGCATCTTATTGAGAAGTGGGGCGCGGAGCGGGTGGCTTTGGCTGATCCGCTGCGGTGGATTTTCGAGGAGATTTACGAGGAGGGAATTAGGCTAGAAGGGTATGGCGTTCAAAAAGATATTTCGGTGTCATATTTAGATGGAAAAACTCCTCGTGACGTTTTGAAGTGTATTGGAAAAGGGGGGAGACGTTACGACCCTAGCATATGGTCAATTGTTGCTGTGTCGAAAATTCGGGGGAAGGATGAAAAAGTCATTGCTGTGACTGATGTTAGATTCCCAAACGAATTGAAAGTCCTTTCCGATCCTGAATGGATAGGAGATCGGACGGTGTGTAAAATTCGGATCGTTAGGGAGGGGTTCAAGAAGGATAGCCGACACAGTGATAACTCTGAGCAAGCCTTGAATCATCTTGCCGACAATAAATTCGACATCGTGCTGACTTCTGCGTGGTGTGCGGATGTGAACGAAGGAGTAAAAGGGCTTTGTGTCGAATGTGAAAACGCCGTTTTGGACTGGGCGAATAGCTTTTAGCTTGCCCATAGACAGAAAAGGAGTTTTGTCATGTGTAAAAAGCTCAACGCGATTCTTTACATAACAGGTCAAAACCCGGTTTTAATAGTGTCGCATGATGGCGTGACGTGGGACGCTGAGCGGTTAAAAGTGTGGAATCATGCGCCGAGATTCAGGGAAGGGGTGCTTGATCGAATTTTCAAGGTGATTAATTGCGGGCTGGGAAGTGGTGTTTTTATTGGCGATGATGACATTTCTCGTTTGTGGTTGGTAAGACTGGTGTGAGGAGGGAAGACATGAGTTCAGATGAATTGACAACCCCTTGACATTACATCCCTTATGCTGTAAATTGCAGATATGGGAAAGAGTAAGATACATTTAGAAGCCGAACTTATCGAGATAATCCGCAACGGCCATTACACAGACATAGCGTGTGCGGCAGTCGGTATTCATCCTGCCACAATGCGGAATTGGTTGCAGCGAGGGCAAGCTGAACGTGATTATTTAGACGCAAACCCCTTTGAATCGCCCCACGAAGAGGAAGCGCCCTACTTGTCGTTTTCGATAAATGTAGGCAAGGCGCTTGCGGAATCTGCAATTCGTGCGTTAGGTGTCGTTACAGACGCAATGGACGAGGGGGACGTTAAGGCGGCTCAATGGTTGCTTGAACGGAAATTCCCTGAGCATTGGAGCGGTAAACAGCGTCATGAGATAAGTGGGCCGGGTGGCGGCCCGGTAGCGCATCAAGAGGTTAATGATTTCAACGAAGATAATTTGACAAATGAAGAAAAAATAGAACTGGAAAGGCTGCTAAAAAAGGGCATAAATGGACCTACCGATTAGTGTCGCCCGTAAGTTAGCCCAACGCCTTGAGCGCGGAAATTGTGCTGCGAGCCTTTTTCAATTCGTTAGAAGCGGGTGGCATATTGTAGAACCCGCTACTCCTATGTCGTCAAATTGGCATATTGTTGCCATTTGTAAGCACTTAGAAGCGGTCGCAAGAAGCGCGTCACCTACCCCCGAGTCAAGCATATCCATCCCCCTTCGGCGGTTGTTGATAAACATTCCGCCGCGCTCGATGAAAAGCCTTCTTGTGGCCGTGTTTTTTCCCGCGTGGGTTTGGACATGGTGGCCGTCTGCTAGGTTTATTTTCGCGTCGTATTCACAGGCGTTATCGACAAGGGACAGCTTGAAGTGTCGCCGGGTGATAGAGTCGCCCTGGTATAAGGCTTTGTGGGGTAGCAACTTCGTTCTAACGTCTGATCAAAACCAAAAAATGAGGTTTGAGAATTCAGCTTCGGGCTTTCGTGTGGCTACGTCTGTGGGGGGCTTAGGCACGGGCGAGGGCGGCGACTTCGTGATATTTGACGACCCGCACAACGTCATAGATGGCGAAAGTGCTGTTCAGAGGGCGCGGGTTTTGGCGTGGTGGAATGAACAAATGTCAACTCGGTTGAACGATCCTAAGCGGGGAGCGTTTGTCGGGGTCATGCAAAGGATTCATGAGCGTGATTTATCGGGCGACATTTTAGATCGTGGTGGCTACGAACACTTGATGATCCCGATGAGCTTTGAGCCTGATCGTAAATGTGAAACTTGCATTGGATTCAAAGATCCTCGGACGGAAGAAGGCGAGTTGTTTTGGCCCGATCGGATAGGCGATGCAGAGGTTTTACAATTAGGCAAGCAGTTGGGCGAATATGGCGTTGCCGGGCAGCTTCAACAACGTCCTGCCCCTAGAGGGGGTGGAATGTTCAAGGTTGAGAATTTCCAAATAATAAACGCTTTGTCACCTAAGTTGCACACGGTGGTAAACTCCATTCGCTATTGGGATAAAGCGGGCACAGATGGTGGCGGGTGCAATACGGCGGGGGTTAGGATTGACGCTTTAGCAGACGGTACATTTGTTATTGTGGATTGCGTTGCTGGTCAGTGGAGCACAACGAAGCGTGAAAGTATGATTCATCAGACGGCGGAGATTGATGGCAAAAACACTTTTGTTTATGTCGAGCAAGAGCCTGGATCAGGGGGCAAGGAGTCGGCTGAGGCTACTATTAGGAGGCTTGCAGGTTTTCGAGTATTTGCCGATCGTGTAACAGGATCGAAAGAAGTGAGAGCGGAGCCGTACGCGATTCAGGTTGAGGGTGGTAACGTTTCCTTACTTCGGGGAGAATGGAACCGCGAGTTTATCGACGAGCACGCGTCTTTTCCAATGGGTAAATTTATGGATCGGGTGGACGCTTCGGCAGGTGCGTTTAACTACGCGGCGAAGAAGAAGAGGAAACGAGTGGGCACGTTTTAGTGTGGACTTTTCAATGGGATGATATGTAAATAAGCGCTTGACAAATGTCTTTTTCATAGATATAATATCCTAGTTATGGATGGAAAAGTCAAGGACAGAGTAACCCCCGACGACATAATACGCCTAAATATGGAGACTTTTTCCACTAGGTCGGATATTATGGGGCGATTGGGCAAGTCGTATTACAGCCCGACGACCGGTTCGGCCCGAAGAGATTTATACGTAGCCCTCGGATATTTGAAGGATATTCGTTATGCTGATTATTACGCACGTTTTTCTCGTCACCCGATAGGAAAGCGCGTAGTATCTGCCCCCGTTGGCGCGTCCTGGCGTCTTTTCCCATCTGTGCATGAGGTAGTTGAAAATCGCACAAGAGATTCTGCTCTAACCCCGTTTGAAGTCGCCTGGAATTCACTGCAAAAAGAAAAACGTATTTTTCATTATCTTTCACGAAGTGATTTACTTTCAGGCATTGGTCAATTTGGGGTTTTACTCCTTGGATTTGACGACGGACAAGATCTAGACACTGAAGTAAGGGCAGCGGCAAACCTGCTTTACCTTATGCCCTATGCTCAAGATGCGATTGATATTTACCTTTGGGATGAAGATTTACAATCAGAGCGCTACGGCAAACCCCTTGTTTATCGGATTACAATGGGTGGATTTAAGGGCAATCACAGTGGCATGACGGCCCTTGTTCATCACACCCGTGTTTTGCATATGGCCGAAGGGTGTTTGGAAGATGACACTTTCGGTGTTCCACGTTTACGAGCGTGTTTTAATTGCATTCAAGACATTGAGACGGTAAGTGGTGGATCTGCTGAAATGTTCTGGCGCGGGGCGTTGCCGGGCCTTGTTTTTTCGCTTGACTCCGACACGGATATTGACTCCGAAGACCTGGCCGACGTAAACGAACAAATGGAAAAATATGTTCAAGGTTTGCAGCGTCACTTGCGCTTTCAAGGCGTAAATGTCGAGCAACTCATGCCGACGGTGGCCGATCCTTCCCAACACGTAGATGTTCAAATGCAACTCATATCTGCTGCAACGGGAATTCCCAAACGTATATTAACTGGTAGTGAACGCGGGGAGTTGGCTTCGTCGCAGGACGAAATGGCGTGGAATTCGCTTATGGACGAGCGCCGGTCACATTACGTAGAACCAATGATCTTGCGCCCTTTCATTGATAGGTTGATAGATGTAGGCGTGTTGCCAAGTGTGGAAGAATATGTTATTGATTGGCCTTCACTCTACGCGCCGAGTGACGCGGATAAGGCGGCGGCAGCGAAAGTTCGGGCGGAAGCGTTGGTCGCTTATTCGAGCGCGCCGGGGGCTGATTTTGTTGTACCGCCGTCAATTTTCCTCCGAGATTTCCTTGGATATGACGATGACAAAATACGAGAAGTTGAACAACTTCTTGAAACATATATCGAAGAAGAAGTTGAAGATGAAGATGAAGATGAATCAGACTTACAGCCGGAGGTGAAATAATGCCCGCGCAAGTTGACGAATATACAAAATCCAACGGAAGGTCGGGCGGTACTGCTAAAGAGTGGAGCGGCACGGCTACGACTTCGGCCAACTATCCTAACGATTCGGGAGTGCCTATTTTCGGGTACTCTAAAAAATATTACACAGCGAACGGCACCTGGGACGGGGCGACGGTGAAATGGCAATTTTCCGACGACGGCACGACCTGGTGGGACGTCACAGATGGAAGCAGAACTTCTGACGCGGCGGTGGGAGAAAACGATGCGCTTGCACGATTCGCTCGGTTGAACGTGTCGTCTGTCGGCGGTAGTACAAGCCTGGCTCTGTTTATGAGGTACGAATAAAATGACGCCTCCGGCTTTTCCTATTGCGGCAGAAGAAGTTTCGGCGGTTGCTATTAATGGGGGGAGTGGAGACGATCACGATACTACTCCCCTCTGGCGGCGCGGCGGCTTTCAACTTTCCACAAGTTGGGGTGCCATTGCAACTCCCATTTGGCGACGTGGTGGCGTGTCGATTGCGCACAAGGAGGACGAATAATGATTGGCTCAATTAGTAGTATTTGGGGGCATAAACAGCGCCCTTGGGGATATGAGATTCGGGTTGACTTGGTGAGCGCGTCGGGGCGCGATTATCAAGAGTCTATCACGTTCGAGAAAAAACCGAGTGCAAAAGATGAGCAAGATGCTGCAGGTGCCCTTTTGGTTAAGGTTAATGCGCGTGAAAAAGTCTTCTTGAGAGAAACACAAGAGTAAGTGGCGACTTACACGAGCACGCAAGACGGCAATTGGAACGCTGCGGCGACGTGGGGTGGCGGCGGTTGGCCTAGTCTTGCGGGTGATGTTGCTAATGTTGGTCATGCTGTTGCTTACAATATTTCCAGTACGGCTCAACTAGGTGATTTGACAATTACCTCTGGCGGTACGCTTTCTTTTGACGATAGTGCGAATCGTAAAATAATCTTTGGTCATTCGGAAGTGACGGTTGAAGCTGGGGGGCAGTTCGGTGATGGCAAATTCGATGCGGCCTACACGCTAGAAATATATTGGAACACGACTGCGGACAATGCCAAGGGTTTGGTGTGCGAGGATAACGGCATTGTTGACCTTCAAGACGACCCTGATTATTACGGCGACGAGCCTTATACAAGTCTTGCCGCAGATGGCGATGGCACAACGGGTATAATCACAAGTGACGATAGATCGAGTGACTGGAATGTAGGCGACCAACTTCTCATTCACATCGGCAATACATGTTCGGGCGATTCGTGCCATGAGGATGACTGGATTCTCACTTCTATTGCTGCTATTTCCGGTACATCGATTACGTGTGTAGACGCTGTGTCCACCGATTTTAAGTCGGGCGGTCTGATAGCTCATTTAACGAGAAACGTGATTATTGGAAAACTTGGACACCCGGAAGTACTGGGTAGCTATGGAAGTAATAGGCCTAGGATAGAAAACACCGACACGACTACTTTTGACTTGCAAGGCCGCCTGATAGGCGTTGAGGTTTGTGATATTCAGTTTGGTACTTTTGGGGGTGTTGTTTTTGGTGCAAACGACCCTTTGAAACTAACCACTCCTGCGGGCGCAGAGATAATTGGCATTATCGCTAATTGTGAATACGCCATGTCCGACGGCTCGGTAATCGACGGCTCCATTTGCGATGTTCTCGCTTGTGCTGAAGTGGCTAGAGGTTGCCATTCCGTGGAGGTTCGAGACGTTGTGGGGTGCGCTGATTTGAGCACAGAAGGCGCATCAAATATAACGATTCGCAACCTTGAATCGTGCAATATGATGGGCACGACGAGCATTAGTAACTTGACAATTACAGGGGACGCTTTTTACAATACTGTCGTCTGGCTTTACGTCTTTGGTGGGAAACTCCTTGGGGGTCTGGGTTACGATGGCGCGATTGCTAAGGCAAACACATACGACGCTGCGTGGGAATTCAATGTGACCTTGTTTAGTAGCAGGTTCGGCACGCCTTCTATTTACAGGAATATATCGGGCATTCATGGCGTTTTACGTTGCGAGGATTTCAATCAAGTTGCGGAGGCCCAACGTGAGTATAGAGCCTTTGGCGACGTGATAAAAGTTGCTTCGGACGGTACGGGTGACAACCCTACGCAACGGCCCGGCGGATGTTCAAACGTGATTGAGGTTGTGCCGCAATCGAATTGTGACGATGACGCAGTGCTAGAGATTTTCGGCTTTGACGAAGTTTTCATCTATCAGGACGTAACGACGGCGAAGACTTATCGAGTTTACATTCAGACTGACTTCGTGACCTTGCCTTCTGCCGAATTGGTCTTGACGGCACGCTATCCTTCTAGTGCTACTACGGGGGCTACTGCAGATGTGGATAGTATCGGTTCGATAGCTACTAGAGTAAATCAAGCCGATTGGTCGCAATATTTAGAAGTTTCTGTCACTCCATCTAGGGTGGGGTTGGTTGAGTTTAGATTAGAGCTTCGAGGTTACGAGGCTGGTAAAAAAGTCTGGGTCGATCCTGTTCTGGAGATTACGTAAATGGCAACTTTCACAAGCGCGCAAGACGGCGATTGGAACGACGGAGCGACGTGGGGCAATACGTCTCCTGGTGTCAAGGGCACCGACTGGCCTGGCCTGGCGGGTGACGTGACGAATATCGGGCACGAGGTGGACTACAACGTCTCAGAGACGAACGAGCTTGGAACGATGACTCTCACATCGGGGGGGGTGCTTAAATTCAACGACAGCGCAGACCGTAAGTTGACATTTGGGCATAGTAATCTGGACATTGAGAGCGCAGGACGGTTAGGTGCCGGCGGCTCAGGCGCTACTCCTTTTGATAAGTCGCACAAGCTTGAGATCTACTGGAATACTACGGCTAACGCAACCAGAGGTATCCAGTGTGCCTCTGGGGGTAAGGTTGACCTTCAAGACGACCCTGATTATTACGGCGACGAGCCTTATACAAGTCTTGCCGCTGACGGAGACGGCACGACGAGTATAACCACAAGTGACTCCAGAGCATGGAACGTAGGCGACCAGATAATGATTCACACGGGCGACGTGTGCACGGGTTTTAATGGGTATAAGAACGACTGGATTCTGACTTCCATTGCCGCTATTTCCGGTACCTCGATTACATGTGCGGATACTGTGTCCAGTGCCTTTAAGTCAGGGGGCTTGATAGCCCATTTGACGAGAAACGTGATTATTGGGAAGCTCGGACACCCGGAAGTACTGGGTAGCTACGGAAGTAATCGACCAGAAATTGACAGTAACACAGACTACGCTAACTTCTGTTTGCGGGCTAGATTTATAGGCGTTGATAGAATCAGCCTGGACGACGGGCGTATTGGAGGCGTGTTTTTCGGAGCGCTTAGACAATTCAATAGGTCTAACAACACTAAAGTGTGTGGTATTTTCGCTAATTGCTCAAGAGCATTTGAACAAGCCGAACATATCAATGCAGCGACTTCCGATTGCTTAGCTTGTTACGAAGTTTTCGGCACACGGGTATATGACGCTACAATTCAAGACGCTATTGGGTGTTGTTATATTTCGGACGCTTGCACGTATCTAAAGCTGCGGGATATGGTTAGTTGTTGTTATTTGTCCGGTAGTATATCTGCTAAAATGGAAATTACAGGAAGTGCTTATTTGAACTTTTCAGCAATAGGGGGAGTTGCTTGTGTCACTGTAGAAGGCAATATTGGGTATACTCCTACCGGAATATTGAAAGCCAATAATTACGATTTCAAATTCCCTACGACAGGCAAGATAAACAACTCGCTTATGCCTACTTCGCCTGTATTCAGCGGGCGTAACACGCATGGCTATCCTGGATACATACGATCGGAAAACCATAATCAAGTTGCTGGGGCGCAATACACGTTTGACGCCTTTGGTGATGTAATCAAGGAAGCGGCTGATGGTACGGGTGATAATCCATCCCAGCGGCCTGGCGGATGTTCAAATGTGATTGAGGTTGTGCCACAATCGAATTGTGACGATGACGCGGTGCTAGAGATTTTCGGCTTTGACGAAGTTTTCATCTATCAGGACGTAACGACGGCGAAGACTTATCGAGTTTACATTCAGACTGACTTCGTGACACTTCCAGCCGAAGAGTTAGTCTTGACGGCCCGCTATCCTTCTAGTGCTATTACGGGTGCGACTACAGATGTGGATAGTGTGGGGGGGGTATCGACAAGGACGACGCAAGGCGATTGGTCACAGTACCTAGAAGTTTCTGTCACTCCATCTAGGGTGGGATTGGTTGAGTTCAGACTAGAACTTCGAGGTTACGAGGCTGGTAAAAAAGTCTGGGTCGATCCAACTATAAGCGTGTCTTAACGGGGGGTTGTTTTGGTCAATCGATCAAGTAAGATTTGGGGGGTAAAAAATAACATCTTCGGTAACGATACTTGTGCTGTTGACATTCTCAACCTAGAACCGCAGAAAAGATGTTCTTGGCATTTTCATAAAAATAAGTACAACTTGTTTTATTGTGTGTCTGGAGTCGTCTTTATTGAAGTTGAGGAGCTAGGACAGCGGCGAGAAATTGAACTAAAAGAAGGTCAATTTTTTACCATAATACCATGTCAAAATCATATGTTTTTCACTAAAGAAGAACCGGCGGTCTTGACTGAAGTAATGTTTGTGAATTACGATCCTGACGATATTGTGCGTCATAACGTAGGAGGAGAGCGGTGCTTGTAGTTGCGGGGCCTTGCGCCCTTGAAGACGACGACAATATAAACATTGAGATTGCGCGGGCTTGTAAATCGGCTTGTGACGACCTCGAATGTGATTATTATTTCAAGGGGTCTTATGACAAGGCAAATAGGTCAAGTTCAACTTCGCCTCGTGGCCCTGGTTTGACGAAAGGCTCAAATACTTTTCGATGTCTGAAGCGTCGCGTGGGTTGTAAGACGTTGACAGATGTGCATTCGGTGAATGAGGTTAAAGCGCTTGAAGAAATAGCGCTGGACTGTCTTGACGTGTTGCAAATTCCCTCTTTATTGTGCAGACAAACGGACATTTGTAAGGCGGCAGCGGCTTCTCCTTTTGTGACAAACTGGAAAAAGGGGCAGTTTGCAAGCGTTGATATTATCCCTGGTGCCCTGGTCAAATGCGGTTGGACGCCTTTTAACCCTGATCCCCCTAACGTCTGGTTGACTGAGCGCGGTACTACGTTTGGGTATAATGATATTGTAATTGACATGCGCAAGATTCATGAAATGCGAAAATATGGGGTGCCTGTTTTGGTAGACGCGAGCCATTCGGCAGGGGATCGTGCCAATATTTTACCGCTAGCACAAGCGGGTGTTGCAGCTGGTGCTAGCGGTATATATGTTGAAGTTCATCCGGACCCGGCGAGTGCTGTATGTGACGGAAAAACGTCTCTTCAACTTTCAACTTTTCATGATTTCTTGTGGGAAGTCGTGAAGGTTTTTAAGGCGGTGAATTCATGAGTACAACTGTAATTGTAACGAATCATCTTAAGAGTTCCCGCGTTCGGCATAAGCCCTTGATTGCTTTTAACAATAAAACCCTTGCGCGTTACTGCTTTGAGAAGGCTTATTCGTCTGAAATCCCAACATTCATGGCGGTTTCGGATGACATAATTGTTGCGGCGTTGCAAAAACAAGAGCATCGTGGAATGCCCAAAAGTGACTGGCGTTCACTTTTGCATTCTCGGAATTTGTCATATGACCCCCTAATCATGACTCCTACTTCCGGGTGCGCGAACGGTACTGAGCGTTGCTTTTTTGCTGCTCAAGAGCTTCGTCTTGCAAATAACGATGTAGTGATAAACGTGCAAGGCGACATGTTGATCTTCGACGCTTCGGTGTTAGATAAGCTGAAAGTTGCCATGGAAAAAGAGCGAGGACGCGACGTCGTGTGGACGGCTTACGCTCCGATTAGAAAGAACGAGTTACGCGATCCTAATAGAGTGAAAGTTTTAGTTGACTTGCAGACGAAGAAAGTTTCCGCTTTTTCTCGCATAATGGACGACGTAGAAATGCCATTTTTGCATGTGGGAATTTATGCTTATCGTGTTGACTTTCTTCATCGGTATGTTAAGCTAGAACAGACGGAAGCAGAAAAAGGGCAAAAGTTGGAGCAACTTAGGTTCCCAGGAGTCATAAAAGCTCTTCGGACGACAGCTCCAACGACGATTGATTGTGAATCAGACGTGAAGAAAAACGGCGGTGTATGCTAACACTGAATTCCAGCCGGGATTTTGACCCTTCGAGGACGTTGACTCTCCGGCGGCAATTCGTCAGTGACATTAACAAGCGAGGCCGTGACTTGAAAGGGGCTATTCGCAAGTCGATTGTTGAAAACGATTGCTTCGGCTTGAGGAAAAACCCTCTTTACACTTTTGCGTTAGAGCCTGCCCCGAAAGACGCTTTTTCCTTTCGTCGTTCGGCGGATAAAGTCACAGGCTTTATGGAGTGGCTGAACGCTCAAGAGGAAAAGGGGGTGCTTGAGATTGTCCATAGGTTCGATTCGTTACGTGGAATAGAGGATGCATGGACAGACGTATATATTCGGCGGGCTTACGATCGTGGGGTATTGACAGGACGGCAAGAGCTTCGCAAGGCGGGCTATGATGTGCCGGTGTTAACGCCCCCGGAAGTACCCGCGCTTCTTGCGCAACCAATGCATGCCGATAGGCTAGGTGTCCTTTTTACTCGGACTTTCAGTGAGCTAAAGGGTGTCACGCGGGCCATGGATCAGCAAATTTCACGAGTGTTGGCAGACGGATTAATGCGTGGTGATAATCCTGAAATAATAGCTAAAGCATTAAATAATCGAGTGGGTAAAATCGGGATTACGCGGTGGCGGACAGTGGCGCGCACGGAAATAGTCAGAGCGCACCACGTGGCTAATATTGCAGAATTCGAGCAGTGGGGTGTTGACGGGGTGAAGGTGCAGGCGGAATGGCTAACGGGGGGGTTCAGAGTTTGCCCTATTTGTCAATCGCTTGAGGGGAAAGTTTTTCCTTTGAAGGAAATTGAAGGCATGATTCCTCGTCACCCTAATTGTAAATGTGCGGCGTTGCCGGTTGACGCTCCGAAAGAGAAGAGGAGAAGGGCAGCATAATGATTTTCCTGAATTCCAAACTGGAAATAAACAGAAACGCAGACAATCAGAGAGCTGTCAACGACGGATTTATGATTGTGCCTGTTGTTATGCTTGTTGAAGGTGTACATAACGGGTCTGGTGGACCAATTATGTACAGTGAAAAAGAGATAGCGAAGAATGCCGATGCGTGGAATGGTGTTCCAGTTACTTTTCAGCATCCCTTGGACTCTGAAGGTAATAACGTTTCGGCGGTGTCGTCTGACGCCGCAAAGTCATTCATTATCGGGGAGATTTTCGATGCTGCTTTCACCGATAACAAATTGAAGGCCAAAGCGAAAATAAGCGTCGAGGCCCTGAAAGCGTTTAGCGACGGTGCAGTCTTGGCCTTAGAGAATTTTGAGCACTTCGAGGTAAGCACTGGATTATTTATGGAAGAGCAGGAGGCCGAAGGTGAATGGGCGGGCAAGAAGTATCGATCTCTTGCGCGTAACCTTCGGCCTGATCATTTGGCGTTCCTTTGGGATGTCAAGGGGGCTTGCTCCTGGAAGGATGGTTGTGGTGTAAGAAATACAAGCGTGAAAACTAATTTGTTGAGCGATGACGACTTGAATACCCGATTGAGGGCGTTGATCCAACCTCTTGCTCCTTTTAACGGGTCGGTTTATCTCTATTTGACATATGCCACGAGGAAGTATTTTATCTACGAAGTGTCTACTCCTGATCGTGGATATGTTTTTTACAAGCAGAAATACACACTTGGAAAGAATGGTATTCCTACGCTTTCAGGCGAGCCAGTCGAAGTTGTAGAGCAGAGGAATTTTATCCAAGTGAAAGCAAATAAACAAACGTCGCAAGAAGACGGCGAAGAAGGGGCTGAGAAGATGGTTGATTCTATTGAACGAAAAGCGAAGGTTGATGTATTTCTGGCGAATGAAGTTTCGCCGTTCTCCGAGGATGATAGGGGGTGGCTTGAGTCGATTGATTGCGATTCTTTTGCACGATTGAAAGCGGGCTTCGACTTGCTGTCCGAGAAAATCCAGACGAATGCCGCGACGGTGATTACAGAAGAGCCGCCCTCGGTTGCACCTACGGTTCCTATTGCTCCTGTGGTGCCCGTTGCTGTCGAACCCCCCACGGAAGAACCGCAGATCAAAACGCTTCATGAATGGCTTGGCGAAGTGCCCCCGGACGTGTCAAAAATGCTCAAAGAAGGCCTGGTTTTGCGCGACACGAAGAAGGCCGACCTCGTCGGAAAAGTCATGGCGAATAAGGCCAATCCGTTTACGAACGAGGAACTTTCCGATAAAGACATTCCCGAGCTTGAGAAACTGGCCCGTCTTGCTTCTCCCCATTATCAGGGACAGGCAGGGCATTCCACAGCTGGAAAGCGCGAATTCAAGGCCAACGAGCGGTCGCCGGACGGCATGGGTGTTCCAGATGTGCCTCTGATTCAGTGGGAAATTACCAAGTAACTAAAGGTAACGAGAAAGGATATTATCATGGCTGTGAGTACGACGAAAAACCGAAACATCGTTCTGCTGAAAAGCGGGCGAGAGGTTGACCCGCTTCCCAGTGAAGCGAAGGCTGATACCGCTCTAACTCCTGGAATGCTTTTGGAAATTACTTCCACAGGCGTCAAGAAGCATGCGACGGCAGGCGGCCCTGCTACTGCGATGTTCGTGAAGGAAAATTCGCTTGGTGGCGACGACATTGACGACGATATTGCCAGCGGATCGCAAGTCAATTATTGGCTATGTGGACCGGGTGACGAGGTGTACGCCATTTTGACAAACGACCAGTCGGTAGCGGTGGGTGATTACCTTGAAAGCGCGGGCGACGGTTTTCTTCGGAAACATGTTGCTGAATCCACAAGCGTTGAGGACGTTAAGGCCCATGCTATCGTGGCGCAAGCTCTTGAGGCTAAAAACACCAGCACCAGCACTATTGATGCGATTCGCATTCATGTGCTGATCGTGTAAAGGAGTTAAGATCATGGAGATTGTAGGAAACGTAGGGGTTGACACGATCTATTCAGTGCCGAACGGAATCAAAGGAATTGGAAGCGTGGCCGAAAGGCTCCTAGCTAACAATTTTAATCCGGCGGCGCTTCGTACGAATGGCCTTTTGCGGTACGACGACTGGAAAGAGATTGATAGGACTGTAGTCAAGGCCGCACAAGAACGGATTAACGGAACGCGGGAGTTCCTTTCGAGGGGATTGACGTACAACATTCCTAACGGTATGTCCGTCATGTCTCTTGCCTACGAGACGCAGAGCGACATTGCGGCGGCTGAGATTTCGATGAACGCCGGAGTGCAGGCGACGCGAGACCGCCCCGATTACGACATTACCTATCTCCCGTTGCCGATTGTTCATACGAACATGAAGTTTGATATTCGAGATTTGGGCGCTTCTCGGCGAAACGGGATGCCGCTGGATACTTCGGGTGCCGAACTTGCCACCGCGAAAGTCATGCAGAAAGTCGAGGAGATCGTCTTCACAGGCGGAGATAACCTTGCCTTTAAGGGCGGTATCATTTACGGCTTGGAGGACTACCCCTCTGCGAATACTGGCTCTTTGACGGAAGATTGGACGGCTTCGGCGGCTTCGGGCGCGACAATTATCGCCGATATTGTCGCTATGAAACAAGCTCTCGTGAACGACAAGATGCACGGGCCTTACGGCTTGTTTATCCCGACGGCTTATACGGAAGTTTTGGACCAAGATTACGCGAGTAATTACCCCCGGACTATCCGCGACAGAATCATGGCGCTTGAGGGCATTTCGTTCATTCGTACCGTCGACATGATGACCGCCGGGAAAGTTATTCTTTGCCAGTTGACTTCGGACGTTATGCGAATTGTGGTCGGCCAGCCGATTACTACCGTCGAGTGGGACAGCCCGGACGGCATGTCGAAATACCTCAAGGTTTTGACGATTATGGTCCCGCAGCCTCGAAGTACTTACGAGGGCGATTGCGGAATCGCTGTGTATAGCGCGTAGCGAGGGAGCCTGAACGATGAGCGACAAGCCGGTTAAGTGGCGGATGAAGCAAATTGCAGGGGAGCATGTCTTTCGTGATGCACGTGGAAAAGTGAAGGCCGGGGATACTTTCACGGCCACACCTTATGAAGTTCGGCACATTCGCCATAAACTGGAATCGCTTGAAGAATTCGACGAGCCGGGGGCGGTACCTAAAACGCCCCCGGCGTTTCCAGATGTGCCACGATTCACAATCAAGCATAAGGGCCGAGGCATGTTTGCCGTGCTTGATGCAACGGGAGTTCAAGTCAATGATGTACTGTTGAGCAAAGAGGAAGCTTTAATTATTGCTGGAATTCCTGATGATTCCTCTGAAGTTTGAACCGTTGACGCCAGAGGTAAAGGCTCTTGCCAAAAGACGTTCAGGCAAGGGCACAGGTAAACCTAAAGACCCTACGGGATGGACGATACCTCGAATATGGAAAGACGAGACGGTTTTCATCCTTGGTGGCGGCCCTTCGCTCAATAATGTTGATTTTTCGTTAATAAAAGAGCGTAAAATCATAGCCGTGAATAATGCTTACGGTGACCCCACCCATGGCAAAAAAACGATTGATCATGGTGGACGCAAGCGGACAGTGTTTTACACTCCCCGACTGTGGGTTGATGTTTGCTGGTTTGGCGACGAGCAATGGTTCTGGTGGCACAGGGAAAGCTTGAAGGATTTCAGGGGTTTGCTTGTCACTACGGTTGCTGATAAGAAATTAATTAACATAGATAGAGTGCTTTGCGTTCATCGTGGAAAACCGATTGGAATTGAAACGCGACCTCGTTACGTCTCTTGGAATAAAAGTAGCGCAGGAAGTGCTATTAACCTGGCTTATCATTTAGGCGCAACAACAATCGTGCTTCTAGGTATGGATATGCGGCGCGTTGACGATAAAGCTAATTGGCACGACGATCATCCAGCTCCACAGAAAGACCCCTACGCACGTTTCCTAAAAGCCTTCCCTTTGATTAAGGCTGATGCAGAAAAATTAGGATTGAAAATTATTAATTGTACTCCTGGATCTGCAATTACACAATTTCCAATCATGCCGCTTGAGGATTTTCTTGAGGGAGAGGAATGAAGCGTTATACGTGGCTATCGTTTGTTATCAAGCAATACAATTATCAATATGGCGCGGAAGTCGGGACAGGAAAAGGGGCGACGGCCAAGTTCCTTTTACGCGAAAATCCTGACTTGCGCTTGCTCGAAGTTGCCTATTACCCGGGCGACTTCAGTGGGGAACAGTCAGATAGCCTAGCTAGTCGCGATCAATGGATTGAAGCAATTAAGCCTTATCTGTTGCGCGTCGAGGTGTTGGAAGTACCAAGCGTCGAGGCTGCGAAGATGATAAAGGATGAATCCTTGGATTTTGTCTTCATTGATGCCTATCATGATTACGAAAACGTGAAAGCAGACATTGCCGCTTGGTTTCCAAAGGTGAGAAAGGGCGGAATTGTAAGCGGTCACGACTTCAACAATTATCATCCTGGGGTTGACAAAGCTGTTAAGGAATTTTTCGGCAAAGACTATAAAGACTCCAAGTTTTATGACCATATTTGGTGGCATTTGAAAGGATAAATTTGACTGATTATCCACACCTGAATATTTACTGCTTGTTGTGGCTTGGCGATTTTCGCGGAAGGAATTACACAGAAGCAGACGTGCATCGTCTACATGCGCTAGTGGAAAATCATTGCCCGTATAAATTTAAGTTCCATTGCTTGACAAATAGTATGAGCAAATCTTTACCAGGGACGGTTATTCCCTTGAAATACCCTGATAAATGGCCTGGTTGGTGGGCTAAAATAGAGTGTTTTAACCCTAATTTAGAGGTAACTGGATCGCTGTATTTCGATCTTGACATTACCCTTGTAAATAGCATTCAGCCTTTAGTTGAATGTGGCGGATATTACTCGAATCTCATGTTGTTTGACACTAAAAGCCCCGGACGCCCACAAGATAGGGAGAAAGAGGAGACAGAAAAGGGGCTGTTTCGACGGTATCAAGCGAGCGTCATGAAATGGAATCCTCGGTCTGTCGTTACACAAGAGATTTACAAGCAGTTCGTTACAAATAGCGACAAAATCATTGCAAAATATCGGAGCGAGCAGGACGTTTACGGGGATTGGTACCCTAACTTGGACATGTTCAGAGATAAATGGATGATGAAATTGGATGCAGCTAAAAAGACACCTAAGAAACCGAAAGATTTAATCGTGATTACTGGTCATTCTGAAAAGAACGATTTCCGCGAGACTGGCGTGCCTTGGATAGATAAGGAGATGAATTTATGAAGCCTACAATCATCTGTTTTTATTGGCAAGGCGACCGGTGGCGGCCTAAGAATTACAACGACGGCGGCAAGGTAAATTATCTTGCACAACATGCCGAAAGCGTGGGCACAGTGAGCAATGGTTTAGCGGGGAAATATGTCAACAACTTGTTTCATGGTTGCAAGCGCTTCACTAAAACGCCGTTTGATTTTATCTGCTTTACAAACGAAACATTAAAACTGGATAAAAATATAGAAATTCGGGGGTTTAATCCCCCTTCGTTTCATGGCGTTTTGCCTCGTTTGGCGATGTTCAGCGAGGCAAGCGGCCTTTTTGGTCGGCAAGTTCTTTGTCTTGATGTGGACATTGTAATTACGGGATCGCTTGACGATTTACTTTCATATTCTGGTGACTTTTGCGGGCGCGCAAAGTTCAAGCCTGGATGTGAACACTTGATCGATGGGGATATTATGGGCTTTAAGGCTGGCCCGAAAAATGAAACTCGATTTTTCAAGCGGTTTGTCGACAATTTAGACTGGGCCGAAGAGTTAGCAAAAGGTCGCGAGCGTTACTGGATTCGAGAGGTTACATCGGGCATGGAATATGTGGACAAGTGGCAAGACATGTTTCCTGGACAGATATTTAGTTTCAAGCGTCACGTGCGTGATCGCGATTTACCAGAAGATGCGCGGATAGTTTCTTTTCATGGGAAGCCGCGACCTCATCAGTCTAAACATCCTGTCGTTACACAATTTTGGGGGGTTAAATGACTTTTTCCTTTCGTGAATCGCCGATTTTTATCACAGGGGCCGCGAGGTCCGGAACATCCCTAGTGTCTGGAATTGTACATAAATGTGGCGCTTGGGGCGGCGACATGCGCGGAGAGACTCGCTATAATCCAAAAGGGATGTTCGAGAATAAAGCGATTATAAACGAAATAATCAAGCCTTACTTGCGCGAATGGAATTGCGATCCGTTGGGGCAACTACCGCTTCCTAAGACGGAAGCGATCAATTTGATTTCAGAAAAAGAAGGCCCAATTGTACGTAACCGAGTGTTGGAAATAATCAAGTCTGAAGGGTACAATTCGTCGCAAGTATGGTTTGCTAAGGCAGCAAAGTTTTGTCTTATGTGGCCTATTTGGGCAAAAGCCTTCCCCCTGGCCCGGTGGATAATCGTCAGACGAAATGCAGATGATATTGTGCGTTCATGCTTGAAAACTGGATTTATGCGGGGCTACTCTTCGGCTCATGGTTGGTGTAAGTGGGTGGCCAAACATGAACGGCTGTTCGATGAAATGCACGACGCATGTTTGAATATACGCGAAATATGGCCTCAAGAGATAATTAACGGCGATATGAGTAAAATCAAAGCGCTCATTTGTGACTTCGGACTTGACTGGCAAGAGACAGGCGTGTTATCATTCGTTGATCCGGGATTGTGGAAACGGAAAATTAAGTAATGGCCCGCACGACCACCACCGAAGTCAAAGAGATAATTGATACAACTTTGACAGATTTGACTGCATTTATCACAGCGGCGAATCTCGTTGTGTCGAAAGTTTATGCTGATGACGATGTAATGACAGACGTAGAATTGAAAGAAGTTGAGCGGTGGCTTGCCGCTCATTACGTTGCTATTCGTGACCCGGTGGCTAGGGCTGAACAGGCCGATAAAGCAAGCGCGACGTATGCTTGGGGTGATTTGGGCAAGGGTTTAGAGTTCACTCCTTACGGACAAATGGCGTTGACCCTGGATTTAACGGGCAAACTTCAACAAATAGGCAAGCGCAAAACCGTGTTCCAATGTATTGACATATCGGACGTTGGGTAAAAACAATGCCCGATCTGAACGCTCGAAACCTCCACCAAACAGCGGTCTACTGGGGGTCGCCTGTTCAGAATGGGTGGGGGGGGTATACGTTCGCAAGTGGAGTTGAAATCGAAGTTCGGTGGGAAGATCGAACAGATAGATTTCTTGACCCGCAAGGCGTAGAGCAAATTAGTCGAGCGCAAGTTCGTGTCGATCGAGACGTGGACGTAGGCGGATATCTTTTTCTTGGCGACCTTGACGATTTGTCTAGTGCGGGAGAAGACGACCCGACTGTTGAAAATAACGCTTTTGTGATCCGTAGATTCACTAAAACACCGTCGTTACGTGCGCGTTGGAGTAGTCGGAAGGTCTGGCTATAGATGACAACCGGCAAGAAATATATGGATATTAATATTAACCGAGCGCTAAAAACGATCTTTTTGGCTGCGAAGCGTGGTGGAATTAAGGCTGGAAAAGACATTCGGCGCGACGGGATGATTATCACACCTGTAAAAACCGGGAATCTAGTTGAAAGCTGGTTCGGCCCTGATATTGAAGAGGGTGCTAGTGCTATGGGCGACCCTATTACAATCACGTTTGGCAATAATGCGAATTATGCGATACCGGTACATGAAAGCGTGGGGAAGGTGTTCAGGAAGCCAAAAGCTAAGGCGAAGTTTTTAGAAGAGCCAATGCTTGCACATGAACAACGTGTAATGGAAACTGTTCAGAAGGAAGTGAAAAAGGCATTAATGAGGGCGACGGCCTTACGCGCTAAGCGTGCAGGTGGAAAATGAACCCTCCGATAGAAGACCTAAAAGACATGATCGTAGCCGCCCCGTCGATTGTGGATTTGACGTTCGGAACTGATTTGTTTCTATCAAAAATGCCATCAACTCCTGACAAATGTGTAGCATTATTCGATACGGGCGGCCTTGCGCCTTATCTAATTGGCGTTGTTTTGGATCGTCCTACGGTGCAAGTTAAAATTCGAGGCAAGCAGGGGGGCTATAAAGACGCTTATACAGTGGGCGAAAGTATAAAAGACTTTTTCGAGGAGCAACACGATACGATTATAAATGGTACCAGGTACTTGCAGATTTATCCAATGCAGGATGTTGTATTTCTTAATTATGATGAGTTGGACCGCCCTTTGTTTACAATAAATTTCAGAATGGACCGGACGGCGTAAGGGAAAACAAACTAAGGAGTAGGGGTAATGGAAAAAGAATTCAAAAGTGAAGCGATAGACGTGACAACGTTAAATTCGCCTGATGGTTATCATGAGTTTGTTACGGGAAAGTTAGTGACCTTTACATGAACATTCCTGAAGCGAATGCCAGGGTAACGGTTAATGTAAAAATTGCAATTACCAAGCGCCCTGAGATAACTCTAAGCGTAAAAAATCATGAATAGAAAGAACCAAGGAACACACGAAAGGATTTAAGTCATGGCAAGCAATGCTTTTTCGGGAGTAGGATCGCACTTTGCGCGAGAAAACGATCTGTCGTCGGATCCAGCCGTGTACATTGTACTGGCTGAAGTCAATTCTATCGAAGGCCCTACGAAAAGTAAGGACCAGATTGACGTTACAAGTCTGGATTCCACTGATGGGTATCGCGAATTCATTGGTGGCTTTCGTGACGGTGGCGAAGTTTCGCTTGTGATGAATTTCACAAATGCGGGATATAAAACTATGAACTTGGATTTTGAGTCTGCTTCAACTCATCAGTACAGAATCGAATTGCCGAATTCTCCTGCAGGCGGAGGCGACGGGACTCTTTTTACGTTTTGGGCTTTGGTTGTAAATTTGGGAGTGTCGGTGCCCATGGATGACAAAGTAACTGCCACTATAACGCTCAAGATTTCTGGGACAGTAACGATGACGGACCCAACGACATAACAACAACTTAGACAGGAGGCTTTATGCCGCTCTTGACGAAAAAAGACATTCTAGTGCCGCGAACTCTGAAATACAAGGATTTGTCTATCCCTGAATGGGGAGGCGATATTCGGATTCAGGAGTTAACGGCAGCCCAACGCGAGGAGATGGAAGAACTCTTCACTGCTTCTAATGGAGCGCTAAAATCTGGTAAAGTACGGGTGACTTGCCTGGCAATGTCCATTGTTGACGAGAACGGGAAGCGTCTTTTCGGCAGGAAGGATATAGAAGATTTGAATGCCCAGTCTGGGAATGTAGTTATCTTCATCCACAACGAGATATTGTCTTTGAATAAGATCAATGTGGGTGACGCGGACGAAATAGAAAAAAACTCCGAAGCGGAAGCGGAGACCGAAGATTCCTCTTCCGCCTAGCGTTAGCACTTGGCTATCCGCACCCTGATTATTTGGCTGAAGTGTTAACGAGTCGACAGTTAACCGAGTGGCAAGTGTACGCGAGAATAGAGCCGTTTGGCCCCCATGCGGAGGAGTTACGATTGGGGATTTTGGGGCAAATTATGGTGGCGTTGGGAGGCGATGGAAAGAAAAAGTTCACGCCTTACGATTTCACCTTGTCCCAGGTTGATACGGTACCGAGAAATTCCCCCGAAGCCGTGGCGGCGCAAATTAAAGAAGTTTTCGGGGGGATGATCGGGCCTAAAGAAAACGCTACATGACGGAAGTTTTGACAAATGGCGGGTAAGAATGACTTAGACGTAGGTACACTTCTCGGGCATATTAAGATGGACACGCTTGGCCTTATTAAGGGCGAGCGTGCAGCCAAGCGGTCTACTAATGCGATAAATAAATCGTTAAAGGGCACAGAGCATTCGGCGAATCTTGCCTCGAAGGCCCTCATTGCCTTTGGAAGTGTTGCGACTTTATCGGCATTGTCAAGAGTCGCATCGTCAATCGTGCATGTGGGAATGGCATTTGAATCTGAAATGGCGACCGTCAAAGGCGTCATGCGGGCGAGCGCGAGTGATTTTGCGGCACTAGAAAAAGCGGCAGAACATGCAGGAATAACTACTGCTTGGTCGGCTAAGCAAAGCGCCGAAGCCCTGAAATACATGGGCATGGCGGGTTGGTCCGCCCAAAAATCCATCGCCGCTTTGCCACGGGTGTTGAAATTCGCAAGCGCTGCTGGGATGGACTTGGGGCGGGCCTCAGATATTGTGACCGACTCTTTGACCGCCATGGGTCTAGGCGTTGAAGAGCTGGATGATTTCACGGATACGCTAATTGGCGTCACAACTCGTGCGAATACTAACGTGGAAATGCTCGGCGAGTCGTTGAAATTTGCGGCTCCAGTGGCGGCACAAATGGGCGTTGATATTAAAGAGTTGTCTGCCATGTTGGGTGTGCTTGCCAATAGTGGAATTAAAGCAAGTATCGCTGGCTCTGACTTAAAAGCCTCTTTGATCAGGAATAGCAAGGCTGCGAAAATCCTTGGGACGGCGAATAATGATCTGATTGGGACGTTGAAGGCTGCGAAAAAAGCAGGGTGGGGCGTCAACGAAGTTCAAAAGACTTACGGCATGTATGCAGCAAAGTCGATCTTAATCCTGATGAATCAGATTGACGCTTATGAGAAATTGAAGGGTAAGCTTGAGGGCGTTAGGGGAGAAACTGAGGCTTTAGCTAATACTAAACTAGACACGGTTGAGGGCGATTTTAAGCTCCTTAAATCTGCGATTGATGGGATTGGAATTAAAGCTTCTAAAGTTTTTCGTGAAGACTTACGCGGTGGAATTCAAGATTTCGTGGATTTCATAAAGAAAAATGAAAAAACGATCCTTGATTTTATTGGTGATACCGGAGAAATTGCCACTGACGTTGCTACGATAGGGAAAGAAATTGCAAGTGTAATTACTGGCGTGATTAAGGGGTGGAGCGCCCTTCCTACAACAATTCAAGAAGTTGGAATTATCGGCGTACTTCTTGGAGGGAAGAAGTTCCGGGCTGTTATGTTGGCAGCCACAACCGTGCTTGCCGCTGTAAATAATATTACCGACGCTATCGATCAAGCTACAATCCCTTCTGCGGGGGGAGGTGCTACGGCTACTCCTAAAGACAATAGTGGGGATGTTGAATTTATCACGCAATCAATAAAAGTTGATGGTAAATGGAAACAATTTCAAATTCCAAAAATAACTAAAGCAGAAGTTCCAACGCCTGATTATCCGATGGCTCTAGACAGGCCAGGACCGATTAACCTTGCGGCAGTGGGGCCGACTGAAAGAGAATTAAAGGATACAGCCGCTAGAATAAAAAGGGCAAAAGAAGGGCAAGCTAAAGCAGAAGAAATCAGAAGAAAAAAGGAAGAAGCTTTAAAGGCTCAACAACTGCAAGGAATTTTTGATCTATTTAAGCAGGAAAATGCAGAATATGCCCGTATGCAAAAAGAAAAAGAATCCATTCTATCTGACTGGTCTGGAAAATCTTATGCCGCCACACACAACCAATTCGAGACGAAACTGTTTTTCCTTGAACGTGAAGCAGAGGCTATTCGTGAGAAATTAGGCGACGACAAAGAAGCGATTGCCGAATGGGAGCGTTATTACAAAGCAGTGCTAAAATCCACCAACAAGGAGTACGCCAAGTGGCTAGAAGACCAAAAAGAAAAAACTAAAGATTTGACTACTACTATGGCAGATGCTTTTGTCGGATGGGGCGCGAGTTTCAGCCAAAGTTTGACTGATATGCTTTACAATTCCGAAACCACGTTTAAGGATATTGGGCTTGCTTTCTCTAAAATGATTACGCAGATGGTCATTCAGAAAGTTGTAATCGAGCCTTTATTTAAAGATATTAGTAAGATGCTTACAGACGCTATGGGCACTGGAATCGGGGCTGCGGCGGCAGGAGCAGGAGCAGGAGCAGGAAGCGTAGGAGTGCCTTTCACAGGTGTTACACGACTCCATAACGGCCTAAAAGCCGATGAATTCCCTGCTATCCTCCAACGTGGCGAACAAGTAATTCCTCGTGGACAATCGTCGAATTCGGACATGCCATCGATTATTATCCAGACGCGAGACCCGGAAACAACGGTGAAATTCACGCCTAGTAGGGGGCAAAAATCAGCATCGCAACTTCGGACTATTCAGCGAGGAGCGAGTAACTTATGAGTTTTCGTGAAGTTCAATTCCCTACAGATATAGCGGCAGAATCGGGCCTCGTGGGTGGCCCGGAATGGCGCACGGAGATAGTCGAGCTTGTATCTGGAGCCGAAAAGCGTAACGCTGCGTGGGCGAATCCTCGTCATAAATGGGACGTTGCGACGGGCATTAAGACGAAGACGCAACTACAATCGCTAAAAGAATTCTTTCAAGTAATGCAGGGGAAGTTGATCGGCTTTCGTTTCAAGGACTGGATGGATTACGAGGGCACATATGTTGAAATAGGCACGGGCACGGGAGCGCAGACGGAATATCAGATTGTCAAGATTTATAATTACTCTTTGTGGTCTTATTCAAGGACAATTACAAAGCCTGTGAGCGGTTCCTTGTCTGTTTATGTGGACGATGTGCCACAAGTGTATTCAACAGAGTATGATTTCTCCACCACGACGGGCATTATTACTTTTCAAGCGGGGGCCATCCCAGGGGCTGGGGCGGTAATAAATGCTACATTTGAATTCGACGTTCCTGTAAGGTTCGATACTGACGTATTGAAAACCGACTTGTCGCATTATCTCGCCGGTAGTTTCGAGGTTCCTATAATCGAAATCAGGGTGTAATTATGCTGACACTTTCCACGAACATGCTTGCACATTTAGAGCAAGAGACAACTACACTTGCGCAGTGCTGGCTTCTGACACGTGAAGACGGCAAAACGTTTGGTTTTACGACACACGACGAAGATTTGACTTTCGGTGGTCAATTATACGAGTCCAATAAAGGCTATTCGCAGACGGCCACGGAGCTAAAGTCCGGCTTATCCGTTGACGACGTTGATCTCGTGACGTTTCTTGATTCAGAGGTGATTACAGAAGCGGAACTTCGAGCAGGAAAGTACGACCGAGCGCGGCTTGACATTTTCCTAGTTAACTACGAGTCGTTTAGCGATGGTAAAATTTACCTATTGAAGGGGTGGCGTCTAGGGCTAGTAGAGATTAGAGATGAGCAGTTTTTTACGACGGTGAAATCCATTACATCGAGGCTGCAAACTCCTGTTTTGGAGGTTTACGCCCCGACGTGTGGGTGCTATGAGTTAGGCGATGCGCGGTGTGGGGTAGATGTCGCGGGAAGTTTTACCGATACTGGAACGGTCACGAGCGTCTCAAGTCGTCGGACCTTTATTGATACGAGTTTGACAGCGGTGAATCATTATTATCAATACGGCCTGCTTACGTGGACGAGCGGAGCCAATAATAACATTGCGAGCGAGGTAAAAGACTTCACCAGTTCTACCGATACCGTTGATTTAGTCGACAAAATGCCCTATGATATTGATGTCGGTGATACATTCACAATCACGGCTGGTTGCGACAGGACTTTTTCAGTTTGTCGAGATATTTTTTCCAACGTCGACAATTTTCGAGGCTTTCCGCACGTACCGGGGCAGGATAAGATTTTGGAATATCCTGGAATTAGTGACGCGATTACTTAAACATGAACGACAACACTCTCAATATCTGCAATGCCGCATTTGATCTTGTTGGCACACCTTATCGTCACCAGGGACGCTCGAAGCATGGAATTGACTGCGGGGGGTTAGTTGTTTTGACCGGTCGGAAGGTCGGCTTAATTCCCGAAAATTGGGATATAAAATACTACGTACAATCGGAAGTTTTGGTAAAATATACTCCTAGATTCCAAGAAATTGCACGTCTTAATCCGGTGGTGGAGATACGACCAGGGCAAATATTATTGTTCAAAATGGGCGGCGCTCCTCGTCATTTTGGAATCATGACGAGGTTTAATAAGTTTGTCCATTGCGACATGCAACATGGTACGATAGTGAGTAGATTGAACGACAAATGGCGAAGGCGCATATATCAAACCTGGACTTTTAAGGGCTTAAAGCATGGCTAGTTTGGTATTAGGTTTCGCAGGGGCGGCAATAGCGGGCAAAGCATCAGCGGGAATCGGGTTTGCTATTGGATCCATGATTGGCTCTATCGTCGATAGGATGGTACTTTTCGCTCCCGAGACAGTGCAAAATGAAATGCCAGAGATTGAGGGCGTTTCCGTTCAAAGTAGCGTTTACGGACGTGTAATACCTCTGCTTTATGGAGCCAATCGGTTGGCGGGAAATATCATATGGTATCCAGGATATAAAGTTGACACTTCTACCGAAACTTCAGGGACTACTTGGGGAAAAGGTGGCTCTACAACTACGTCACACACATACACGGCCTCTTTTGCGATTGCCTTTGGGCAAGGGCCGATGGCAGAACTTTTACGATTGTGGGCAGACGGTGAATTGTTTTATGATATGACCGGTCATTCACCTGTTGTCGCTCTTGAACCAGTAAATATGGAGGTTTTTCTAGGGACAGAAGATCAGGAACCTTCAGACGTAATTGAGGGTTACGAAGGCGTCGGAGAAGTTCCTGCTTATCGGGGACTTGCATATATTGTCTTTGAAGATTTTCCTATTGATAAATATGGGCAAAGAATCCCGAATATTACAGCCGAGTTTGCAAGCGCTGTGACTGTGGGGGCTGGCTATACAAATATTGACGTGGATATAGAGCTTACGGGCAACGATGGCATGATGGCCATGCCCCCATTTATCGGCAAGGAACAACATTTACCTTCACATATTTTCTACCAAAATTCAGATAATATTTTATACAAAATTGATCACACCCTTTCTACTATTGAGTGGGGAAAATCCTCTTTTCAAATAGGAGAAGATAATTACAACTTATCTCCTGACCTTGATTATATACTTCGTTACCAAGGGTGGAATTTGAATGACATTTTAGTCGCATTGCAATATACTAGCGATACAGTACGAATAGCTGTCATAGATGGAAATAATGATACGATAGAATGGGCGAATAATACTACTTTTTCTTCTGTAAAAAGAATAGGGGTAGTAAACCCAATAAATTTCCTTAACATGACTGTTGGTTATGCGGCTGCTATGTTTATCGTTCTTGACCCTATTGACCAAACATTATCCATGTTTTTTCAAGACGCTCTTGCAGACATATATCCATTTGATTTAACCTCACTTACAGGCGTAGATAGTTCTTATTCGTTTGAAGTGATGAATAGCACGATTGCATACAACGCTGTAGGCGCTAGTCCTGATGGTATTAGCATATGGGTTGTAGCGACCAAAACATCCCCTGCCACAACGAAGTTATTGTATTTCAATAACAGTGGATTTGTTGACGAATATGACATTTCCGCAGACATAACGGGGGTTAAGGAAATCCTCGTGAGTTATGTGGATTGGGGGACGACGGAAGAGGTGTCAATCGTCGTCGCGTCTGCTAGTAAAATGCTGCGATACAAATACGACATTTCAGCGGACACCTTGACGTTTCAAAATGAATGTAAAACGACAGAAGGAGTTGCACAAGGGGTAGGCGATAACGCGGGATCGGGTTTCGCTCAAGGTTATTCGGTCACACCAGAAGGTGAGTATTTTTTCTATACGCACGACGGAAGCAATAATATGCTTCGAGTCAATCCGTTTATCGTAAATGGGATTGTTGTCACTGACCTAGACTCTGAATCGAATATTGAGCCTGTAGCACTTATGTATCATAATTGGAACGGAAACGTTTTAGCCCTAGGCGACATTGACGGTGATGATGGATTGGCATTTATCACGCAAGGCAAGTTCACATCTGGCGAAATATCTTTACCGAACGTCATCTCCGACCTATGCGCACGAGCGGGACTCCGACAAGTTGAGCAGGACCACAACGACTACTGGTACGCCGTAGACCCGCGAAAATTTATCCGCGACGGCAGAATGCCAGAGGATTTTATTTCCGGGAAGCCTGCCGATTTACTCGGTGGTGGCACTTCAGTTAAGCTTGAAAATCGATTTGAAAATGAAGCGGCTGTTGTTTATTATAATACATCGTCTACGGATGGTAGATATTGGAGTATACATCTTGATTATACGACACACGGTGGGGCAGAGCCAGGCGCGGCAACATCAACTGTAACGTATCGTCAAGGGTGGAAAGCCGAATTCAAATTCAACATAAAACATGATGCGTCGGCTCCTGACGATGGAGTTGGATTGCGCTTGTGCTTAGCGGAAGTCGCCGATTTAAGCGACTCGCAATCTATCGCCTGGTGGGAAGTCGCGACCGACGGTGCAATTAGAAGTTGCACAGTTGGAAATAATGTTGTCACCCGAGCGTATGAAAGCTGGACGATAGATCGGAGCGATATTGAGGGCGAAGATTTAGTTCTCACGATCACTGCAGACCCGACGAGATTTGAAAGCGGCGGAAACGATTATGTTCGAGTGTTGTTTTTTTTAGCAAAAGCCGACGGCACGCACGTCGAAAGTATTACGCATCTCCTAGCCTACGACAGATACGTAACTTCACCGCCTAATAATTATAAAGACACGTGGCCCGCGAATCTTGCCTATGTGGGGTGGGATTATGTCGATCCCGGGTCTACGGTAATCCCCTCTTCTGATTATTTCTCCATCGACGATATGTCCGTCTGGAAATTCGATAACGACCCGGAAATAGACGTTGACGGCCTATCGGAAGCCGCGAGAGGTTACACGATTAGCAACCAAGTGACCGTGCGCGGAGCGATAGAAATGCTTGCACAAGCATACAAATTTGACGCGGTGGAGTCAGAAGGCAAAATTAAATTTGTCGAGCGCGGGAGTAGTTCGGCCCGTACTCTAACAAGTGACGATCTAGGGGCACACGAATCGGGGAAGAAAGTAACCACGATTCTTGAAAAGTCAAGCAAAGAAGAAGACGATTTGCCCCGTGAAGTGGCGATTACTTACCTTTCGCCAAGCAAGAAATACGAGCCTAGAACGCAGAGAGCACAACGACTTCAGACGACTTCAAGGGTTGCACATACGCTCACGTTACCGTTGGTTTTATCAGATCAAAACGCTCGAAAACTCGCCGAAACTATGTTGTGGGCGACGTGGACGGCGCGAGACGTTTATAAATTTGTCACTTCTGTTCGTCAGATTGATCTTGAACCAACGGATGTTATCACCGTTACTGATGACGATATTGACTACTTAGTCAGAATAACAAAGCGAGATTACGGAACGCCGGGCCTTGTGAAGTTCGAGGCTGTCAAGGAAGATAATGAGTTGTATGTTCCGCCGGACATTAACGTAGATGAGCCAGAAGATAATGATATTATTCCTGCTTTTTCTCCTTCGGTGGGAACTTTGTTTAACTTGCCCCTATTGAATGGCGCGGCGGACGATGGGCCGGGATTCTACGCTTGTGCATATTCCCCTACAAATACTTTCGCTGGGGTTTTCCTGCAAAAATCAACTAATTACGGGTGGCAAGATATTGGATATATCCCTAGGGAAATGACTTGCGGCGTTGCTATCACGGAGCTTGCAGATTGCGAAAATCATAACGACTGGGACATGGAAAATACTGTCACGATTCGCCTCTTTCGTGACGATTTTTACTTCGCAAACCAAACGCGCATTCAAGTTTGTAACGGTGGAAACCGCCTTGTAATCGGCAATGAGATCATTCAGTTTACGACTAAAACGGAGAACTCGGACGGCACTTGGACCCTATCTGAACTTCGCCGGGGGGTGTTAGGAACTGAGCACGAGACGGGCGGACACACGGCAGAAGATAGATGTTTTCTTTTCTCGTATCTCAATATGATTCGTATTGACGATAGCGAAGACGATATTGGCAAGACTTACGTTTATCGATTTTTATCAAGCGACGGGGGCACGCTTAAGGTCGGGAATTCTGAATATTTCACAAACACAGCAAGAGGGCTTTTGCCCTGGTCGCCTGTTTTAATCAAAGGATCACGTGACGTCTCTGGCAATCTAACTATCACCTGGACGAGACGCACGAGGTTTAACGGCGAGTTGAAAGATTTAGTGTCGGAGGTGCCGCTTAATGACTATCCGGAATCGTACGACATTGAGATAATGGACGGCACGACTGTCAAGCGAACTTTTTTAAGTGAAACGTCACCGACGGTCACGTATACCGCTGCGCAACAAAATACTGATTTCGGAAGCTTGCAATCTGCGGTCGCAGTGCGTATCTATCAACTAAGCGGTGAAGTGGGACGAGGAATAAAAGGAGAAAGCACGATATGAGCGGCATAGACAATCTTGGCGGAGATAACGTTGAGGGTTCACAGAATAGCAAATATTTAACGATTAATTCAGGAATAAATTTACTTGCAGACAAACTAACCGAGACGCTCACGAAAAGTGTAGCAGGGGCGGTAGACGTCGCGTTGACTATTGCAGAGACCGGCGACGTGGCTTATATCGAGTTGACTGGGGCCTTGACTGCTGCAATAGACGTGACAATTCCCGACGGAAAGCCGGGTTTTTGGTTTATAAAGAATTCCACAACTGGATCGTATGCCCCCACGATTCGAGGTAGCGCAAGCGCAAGCGACGATGGTGTAACGCTTGATTTTGCGGCAATTTATCTAATCTTCTTCGACGGTACTAACGCTTTCGATTGTGCGCCATTTATCGCAGATCGTGTTTACAGACGAGCGACCCACGATTACGGTGCAGGTACGACCGCATGGACCCTTTCGGCTACGGAGCAAACGTGTTATATTCTATCTGCGACGAACGCTTCAGGGGCCGTTGATTTGAACGCCCCACAGCAAAGAGGGCGCATTTACATAGTGAAAAATGGAACCGGGCAAGCCCTGACGATTAAAGTGAGCGGGCAAACGGGGGTAACAATTGCCGATGGAATGGTTGCGACTGTAATGTGTGAGGACAATAACGACTACGAGCGTGTTACTGCCGATGCGTAAAACAAAACACGTTGCGCCTATCGTCTGGATGACAGGCCTTCCGGGTTCGGGAAAAACGACTATTGCACAAGGCGTTGTCGACAAACTGCATGAGGATAAATATATTTGCGCTTTTCTTGACGGCGACAGAATGCGCGAACACATATGTAAGGGGTTGGGGTTTTCGGAGGGCGATAGGCTGGAAAACGCCTACCGTATCTGGAAGTTATCGAAGAAAATAGCAAGGAACAATATCCCGGTAATTGTCGCCACAATTTCCCCTTGCGAAAAACTACGAAGTCACATCAAGAAAAAAACTCCAGGCTTGATTATCGTACACGTCGCTTGTTCGCTAGAGACGTGTGTAGCGCGTGATCCCAAAGGGCTGTACAAATCCGCTCTAACGGGCCAGACGTTGAATTTTACTGGCATTTCAGCCCCTTACGACGTGCCTCAATACCCAGACCTAATTCTAGCTACGGAATTTAATTCTGTAGAAATGAATGTAAAAAAACTTTACTCGCTAGTTAAGGAGAGAACGTATGAGCAGTGCCGATTGGATTAGTAATCTGACAAATGTCATTGCGCTACTCGTCAGCGTTACGATAACCGCGTCTGTCGTCCTGTTCAAAATTGGGAAAATATTAGGGGAGGCAAAGCGGACTTTGGAGGATTACGAAGGGCGCTTGATAGCGGCTTCAGAGCTAATTGTAAAACAGCAAAACCGTGAAACGCAAATCATATCGACGATTGCTTCACTTGAGGCTATTGTGAGAACTCAAGAGGCGTCCTTAGTGAGTAACGAAAAAGCTCATGGAGATATTTTTCGACGCTTACAGACGTTAGAAGTCGAGGTCGCGAAAATTCCAGACTTGGTGTCGTGCAGACTCGAAGAGAAGTTCGACAAATGGGAAAAACGGTTGCATAATGGGAATCCACTTGAGAAAATGGAGGATTGGAAATAATGAATAAGCAATGGAATCAAGTAATCAGTCAAATTGACAACTGGATTTACATCCTTTTTGCGGTGGGCGTTTATTGTGCCGCGAAATACCTAGAGGTGCCCGAGTTGAACGTGATTGCAGGGGCGTGTCTTGTGAAAATTAGAGCGCCGGAGAACGAGGGGATAAATACTGACAATAAAGAATGAGTAATCGCTTAAACGCTCCGGTTCAATGGTATGGCGGAAAGGGGAATATGCTTGCTAAATTGCGCCCCTTAATTCCCTATAATCAACTATACGTTGAGCCATACGGAGGTGCGGGAAGCGTGTTGCTGGATCGTGAGCCGTCGCCTGTTGAGATCTATAATGATCTTGATGATAGGTTAATTAATTTATATCGAGTGTTGCAAGATATAAATCAATCGGTGGAACTGGAAAGAAGAATTAAGGCTACTCTTTATTCTTACTCGGAGTTTGGAAGGGCAATTGAAATTCTGAAAAGTTCGACGGAATGCCCGATTGAAAAAGCCTGGGCGTTTTTCGTAGCACAAAATCAGGGGTTTTCAGGGAAAGCAAAAACGCAAGGGAATTGGAGTCGGGCATTTAGTTCAAAAAGAGGGCACGCCGATACTGTCAACTCGTGGCAAATGCGACAATCTCTTTTTCCACGATGGCGTGAGAGGATCGAGCACGTGCAAATTGACGGGCGGGACGCGTTGACTGTACTTAAATATTGGGATAGTAAAAAAACAGTTTTCTACTGCGACCCGCCGTATCTTCACAGGACGAGAAGTAAAGGACACTGTAATATTTACGCACACGAACAGGACGATACCCACCACGAAAAATTGGTCGACTTACTCTTAACCCTTAACGGGGCAGTTGTCATTTCAGGTTATGACACGCCGATTTATTCGCGCATGGACGATGCGGGCTGGGTCAGGACTGAATTTCAAACCGCTTGTCATGCCGCCGGGCGTGTGCGTGTGTCAAAACTTCAAGGCAAAGGCGCTGCTCTAAAACACACATCTCGGACGGAAATCGTCTGGCAAAACCCACGAGCGCTGGAGATGCTCGGAAATAAGGAAAAACAGCAATCTATGTTTTGAAATTGCTTGTTTTACTCTAAGGAGATATGAAACATGAATGTGGACAATACGAGTCAAGTAAACCTCGTTATCGAGCGCGCCCTAAAATGGAGCGCTGCGTGGGATACAATGCGCATGAATGTCAGGCGGAAAGAAATTTCCGCCGATGAATATGCTGTAGATTCAATGTTGTCTTACCATAACATCCTATCTGAAAATATGATGCATAAATCTAATGCAATCGAAAATCATGCCATGGGCATAATGCGCCGTGCTATCGAATGGGAGGAGGCTAGGGTGAAAGCATTACGTGGCAAGCGTGGCTATAAAGAAAAAACTACTAAAGAATTGGACGCCCAGAATTTACGAATATGTAAATACGTCTGTTCGATAGGTACTAATTGGCATAAGAGCGAAGAAGAGGCGAAGAGGTATGCAGAAGAATGTGATATGATGAATGAGTAACCACGTTTTTAGTAAATATAATGGCCGCGGGGCTACTTCCAATGGGTAGTTACGGATAAAACAACAAAAGGAGATTCAATCATGGACAATACGAGCCAGGTCCGATTTGAAATTGAGCAAACCGATATAAAAAGTACTTGTATCGTGGCTAGTATGATTGCCCTATTAGCCCTATCCCTTTCGCAGTGTTCTGTTTTAACCCCTAACGTCAACAACGAAAAAGCCTACGCGATAGCCTTGACGATTTTCACAAATACACTAGAGGTTTACAACGACACGTTCGACAAAATGCCCATGGAAGTTCAAAACCGTTGGCGTGAATTAATCGACCCCAAGATTAAGAGAGCGCGTCGGGCCTTGATAATTTGGAAATTGGCCCTAGAGAGTAACGACGGAATCGAGGCCCAAAAAAACTACCACAGAATATGGCTCGAATTGCAAGCCGAACTGATAAACGCTAAAATTTTAGAGGGGGCATGACATGGCTATTTCGTCAACAACAGTGGCTTTAATCGACCTTGCCGTGAGGGCTGGAATTACTTTGTTTGGGCTGTTTCAGTCGGCGGTTGAGATTGCCGAATTGGAAGAGGCTGAACTTGTTAAGCTAATCGAGGATTCGGAAAAGCGGCTTGCAAAGCAAATGGAGCGTTTGGATAATCACTAATGCATTAAAAAACCCCTCACAAATGCGCGAAAAAACGCCCTGAACTTTTTTAAGTCTTGGGCGTTTTTTTATTGACTTCAATTAAAAAAGCTGGCATAATACCTTTATTTTTTGAACATGGGACATGGGACATGGGAGAAGAAATGATAAAAATAGAGTATTGAAAGTGGGAACAATATCTCTCACGCTAGAAGGACAGTTTGAGATGAAGCTGAAGATTACATGTACGTATAATTAGTCCACGGGTTATTCACAAGGAGGAGCAGATAATGGAAACAAAGGCAATAATGTTTTGTGATGGTAAAGAAATTGGTAACCTGGGAGGTGTATGGAGCATTTCACGGGGGACTAAAGGTAAAATACACCAAATTTTTACAGTCACCGCAAAAGAAAGCGTATTGAAGTATTTACGTGAGCTTTTCAAAACTGAAAAAGAGACAAAGTGGGCTTGTCTTCTGGAAGGCGAGTTGCACGATCATGCAAGTGGTGTTTTGGTAAACTTCTTCGTGGGAGATGAGAAGAATGGAAGACTTGAAATCAAGATTCATCTGATCAGAGAATCGAAACAGAAGGCTTATTATATCCATGAGTGAAAGAGGAAATACCAGAATGATTACAACATACTCCATGTGGAACCGCTTTCTTCAATGTCGTAAGGCGTGCGACTACAGATATAACCAACATCTTGTGCCACTACAGGTCAACCCAACGCTCAATTTCGGAAGAGTCATTCATGAATGTTTGGATGTTTGGCATAGCCTGAGAGACGAGGGTTACGCCTGGCCGATTATTGAGCGGGAGATTGAAAGTGGCTACCCAGAAGAAAATCAAAAGCATCACAAGCAACTCGCCCTGGCTATGATGGCAGGCTATCTCCGACGGTATCCGTCGGAGATTTTCACAGTTATCGCTACTGAGGACGAATTCCATCTGCCAATAATTAATCCTGAAACCGGGGCCAAAAGTCAAGCGTTTACCCTCGCCGGGAAAGTCGACGGAGTAGTTGAGATTGACGGCAAGCTTTATCTTTTGGAGCATAAAACCGCTTCATCGATAGACTCTAACTACCTTGAACGCTTATGGGTCGATTTTCAAACGCAACTATATTGCATCTACGAGGGTGAGAAGTTAGGGCGACCGATAAGTGGGATTATCTATAACGTCCTGGCTAAGGCTAAAATCAAACAGGGAAAAGGAGAGACGGAGGAAGAGTTCCGGGATCGGCGCGAAATGTTAATCGCGAAATCAAGAAGTGGAAAGACTACGGCCAAACGTAAAATGCCTGAGAGTGATGAGGATTTTGAGCATAGACTGCGCGAGTGGTACGATAAGCCGGAAGCATTCCACCGCGAAGAACTGTTTGTAGATAAACACTCGCTACAAGTAATCCGCGAAGAAATTTGGGAGCTTTGTCAAGCCTTTTTGGAGGCACAAAGACGTGGGAAGTTTTATCGAAACACTTCTCAATGCTTTCAATTCAATCGCCCTTGTGATTATTTCCCGATATGTAAGTCGGGAGGAAGTTCTATTGTGATTGAGAATTTATTCAGGAAGGAGGAGCCACACAGTGAGTTAAGCTTGAAGCCGAAGGAAGGAAAGGAAGGAAAGGAAGAGGAAAAAGAAAACGCTAACGATGAATGGGTGCCATTTTAAGGGAGCAAATATTGAAGGTGCGGCTTTTAAAGAAACTTGATAAACTAAACAAACTTCGCAAGAAGATTTACTTTTGGTTTGGCGATTTACGTTATCAGTACCAGTTAATCCAAGACGTAAGGGACGGGAAATATTCCAGCGAAGAGAGTTGGTTAAACGGGGCAAGACTCGCGGGTTTAGATTTTCGAGGGGCTAATTTAAGCTACGGGAATTTTGCCTTTACGGATTTTCACGGAGCTAATCTGCGAGGAGCTAACCTGCGAGGAGCTAATCTCGAAGGGGTCAATTTTCAAGGCACGGATTTACACTGGGCCGATTTAAGGGACGCAGATTTGAATCGGGCGAATTTGAAAAACGCTGATCTTAGAGGGGCAAAAGACGACAACGCTTGTATTATAGGCGTTAAGTGGGACGGGGCGCTCCAAGACGAAGAGAAGGATGTGAAAAATTGGTAATCCAATGAGTTCTCTAATCGTAAAAGTCGTGAAAATAGACGCAATCTCTGATGCTCCAAACACCGACCGCTTAGAAATAGCAACCGTCGGAGAATGGACATGTTGCGTGAAAAAGGGGCAATATGCAGCTAATGAAAAGGCGATTTACATCCCTGTAGATGCTGTACTTCCCGAGGAGTTATCAAATAAATTAGGTGTTACCCAGTATTTATCGAAGGGACGAGTCCGAGCCACTAAATTGCGAGGAATTATATCAATGGGATTATTGATAGGCGTAGGGGATGTTGAAATATCTCATGACACTCCAATAGGTACAGATGTTGCGGATATTTTAGGGATAAAGAAATTTGAGCCGCCCCAATCATTTAACAAAAACAGTGACTCTTGCCCAGACCACCATGACTTTTTAACATATGTGAGGATAGAAAATATTAAAAACTTTCCCGATATTCTTCGCGTCAATGAGCCGATTGTTTGCCTAGAAAAAATCCACGGTACCAATTTCAGGGCCGCAAATATAGACGGAACTTTCCTCGTAGGGTCGCATCGAAGGAACCTGAAAGAATCGTCTTCCAACCTTTATTGGCAAGCGTTTTACAAATATAACCTTGCCGAAAAGCTCAAGCCTGGTGATACTATTTATGGAGAAATTTACGGAAAGAAAGTTCAAAAAGGACTAGAGTATGGAGCATTAACCCCTGCTGCTGTTTTCTTTGATATCCAGCGAAAGGGGACTTACCTTAATTGGGATGATTTTTTCATATATGCACAATTAGAAAAACTGCCAATTCCACCTGTAATTATATCGGAAAAATATAAACCAGAGAATTTGAAATTATTATCAGAGGGCAAAACATTAATGCCTGGTGCTAAACATATCCGGGAAGGCATCGTTATCAGGCCGAAGGTAGAACGTCAGAGTTTAGAAGTGGGACGGGTGATTTTCAAGTCAATTAATCCCGATTATCTGCTAAAGGATTACGGGGACGCTCACTAATTTTCAATGGGGGGTTAAAGCTTCCATTGAAACCCCCTATATAAAGGATACAAAAAAACGGCTGCAAGATTCCCAGTTTCCTTAATAGTTATTAGTAGTTACATGTCTTGATGATTTTTTGATATTTTTTCGATGGAATTAAGGAGCGCTCGAAAAAGAAAATAACTAATAAATTTAAGGGGTTATAAAATAGTTCAAAAAAAGGGTAGACAAGGCAGAAAGAAGAAGTTATTATTATTTTTAGAAAGAGGGCAATAAAGCCCAAGACGAAAAACGAAAACGAAGACAAAAGGACAAGGACAAAGAAAATGGAATTTCTGCAATATCTACAAGGACAAGACCTTCGCAGTACTAATCTTTCGGGGCTGGACCTTAGCGAGCTAGACCTTAGCGAAACGGACATGTCGGAAACGAAACTCCTTCGGGTGTGCTTCGAGGGAACCGACCTCCGGAATGTCAATTTCCTGGGGGCCAACCTCCGAGGATTGTCTTTCCGTAATGCTAACATGCGGGGATCGGACCTTCGCTTCGCGAATATGACTGGGTGCGACTTGGGGGAGGCCGACCTAACCGGTGCCAACCTCGGAAATGCCAGGTTGGGCGGAGCCAATCTCTGTGAGGCAAAACTAGAAGGGGCCTGTCTTAGCTACGCGACGATCCGAGGAGCGAACCTCCGAGGGGCTAAACTGAAAGGGGCCGACATCGAAGGAGGCGACCTGCGGGGGGCTGACCTATTCCGGGCCGACCTCCAAGAGGCAAACTTCCTAGGGGCGTTCCTGGACGTAACCGACCTCCAAGAGGCCAATCTCAAAGGGGCCAACCTCCGAGGGGCCACCCTAACGGGGGCCAGCGTAGCAAGTGCTAACCTCGAAGGAGCCAACCTTCGTAAGGCCAATTTCGACGGGGCGGACCTCCGCTGGGCCAAATTGGACGGGGCGGACCTCGAAGGGGCTAACCTCGATAGGACACGAGTATAAAATAAGCCCCCCGGTTTGCCAGTCCGGTTAAAACTGGCACATTTCAAACAAGAGAAAACAAGAGAAAGCAAAAGGGAAAAGAAAATGACTAAGAAAAACGTAAAGATCGGGAATATCTACCGCGCTAAGGTCTCGGAGAATAGCGTGAAGGTCAAAATCCTGAGCGCTTGCAGCGATGGGGGTTGGCGCGCTCGAAATCTAAGCACGGGGCGTGAAATCCACGTCAAAACTGCCGCAAGGCTTTTGCTGATCTTGCAGTAGGGGCCTTAAGTGATGTGGGGGGTCAACCCCCCACATCACACGTCCATAACTTCTTACTACCTAAGAAAAGGGATTTAATTATTATGACGGCTTTATTTGACCATCATTTCCTGGACGAGGAGTTTGCAGAGAGGTTCGCCGAGGCGGGTTTTATAGACGATACACTCGAAGAGGTTTGCCGCTATATGAAAAAGCAAAATATCGATCATACTGAATTGGCACGAAGAATGGGAGAGGGAAACGACATTAAGCTGCGCACCCTGGCCCGCATCGTTCACGTCCTAGGCGGCAAGCCGGTTTTTAAGATTGGAGAATAAAAGATGTTTCATCATTTCGATTTAAGGTGCCTAAAGCCCAAAAAACCGCCGCAACCCATAGAATTTCTCTACCTGCAACACTATATGGATTTAGACTCTTGTGATATATCAAGGTGGATATTTAACGATTGCGACCTCCGAGAGTCAAATTTCAAAGATGCTATTATGAATAAAACATCTTTCTGTTACGGCACTAATTTATCTTTCTGTGATTTTAGCGGATGCGATTTGCGCACCGTTGATTTATTATTAACATATCATGCCTATTTTTCAATTTTCGTTAACGCTAATCTCCGAGGATTAGATTTAAGCAGAATGCACTTAGAGGGAGCAAAATTCAACAATGCTGATTTGAGAGGGGTGAATTTCAGAGGGGCGCATTTAGGAGGGGCAGTTTTTTCTGGAGCACGAACAGAAGGATTTGAACTTTTCTTTGAATTCGCAGGAGGAGTGCAACTCCCCGTAGCATCTTATGAAAAGGAGGCAAGCTAATGAAACCGACATTTTATCTCCGAGTGAGAGACCTGAACCCAGAACGCAGGACAACCGAGTGGCACGCGATAGCCGCCTACCAGGATAAAGAGGAAGCTCGATTCGTCTTGAGATCGATAGCACTTGACGAATCGTGGGAGATTGAGATGCTTACGGCTTCTCAATTAAAAGCTAAAAACAAAAAAGAGGGCATTCGCAACGCCGAAAAGTCAATAAAAGACGGGGGCGTCTTTGTCGAGAAAGCGAAAGAAATTGCTAAAGTTTTCCAGGCTAGGAAAAAGCTTCAAACACCGAGGAATTTCTTGATTAAAGGGATGCCGTGCGATATGAGAAAAAAGATAAAGATTTTGGCCAAGGAATGGAACGTTAACGTTTCTGAAGCCGCAGTTACTTTGATCAAGGGTGGATTAGAGCGAGAAAAAAGCAACGGAGAAGAAATAACATGAAATTGCCAGAGACAAAGACGCTATCACGTCGGCGTTTGGATAATTCCACAATGCTCATTTATGGACAAGCAAAAATCGGAAAAAGCTCCTTTGCTGCCAAATTCGATAAGGCGCTTTTCCTTGCCACGGAACCGGGATTGAACGCCCTTGAAGTCTATCAAATCCCTATTAAAAGTTGGGATGAATTTCTTGACGCTTGCGCTATTATTAATAAGGGAGAACATGATTTCACTACGATCGTGGTAGATACGATCGACATCCTTTATAAGTTGTGCAACAATCATTTTTGCAAAAAAATGAATGTTGCACACGAGTCCGATAAAGGCTTTGGTAAGATTTACGGGCTAGTACGCAATGAGCTTCATCGCACATTGACGAAATTAGCATCTTTGCCCTACGGTTTAATCCTCGTTAGCCACAGCCAATACCGCGAAGTGTTGACGAAAGACGGCAAGCGTCATATGACAGTGACGACAATGCCTGAAAAATTCCAAGATGTGGTTATGGCCCTTGTAGACATGATCCTTTTTTTCGACACTCATAACACGGCAAATGGCCTCCAGCGGATCATTAGGACGAAACCTCACCCGAACTATTATGCAGGCGACAGATTTAGCGTTCTACCGCCCGTGTTGCCATTGAACTTTGAGGCTTTCAAGGCAGCCTTCGAGAAAGGACAAATACAACCAGATGAGGAAATAAAAGAAGAAAAGGAAAAGGAAAAATCTTCGACAGATGTAAATGCCGAAGGTGAAGACGAAACTGAACTACAAGACGACAGCGAAACTGAGTTTTAAGAAAGGCAAAGAGAATGATTGACCAGTATGACAGCAATGACCCGTTCAAGAGCCTGGATGCATTGGAGGAAATTTTTGCTAGCGCCGATGCTGGGGGCGGCAATAATGCTTTCGGCGAAGTTCCAGATGGAACATATCAAGTAAGAGTTGACAAGGCTGAGTTTTCTATCTCCAAAAGCGGAAACCCGATGGTGTCCTGGCAACTACGAATCCTGAATGGGAAGTATGCAAACGCTTGTATTTTCAAACGTAACATGCTTATCACTCCTGATAACGTAGTTTGGTTCAAAAAGGACTTGGTTGCGACCGGGATGGACGTTCGTGGCATGAAACTTCGCGACATGAACGAGCGACTCCCCAACCTTATTGGGGTTTGCTTGGAGGTCAACCAGAAGACAAAGGGGGATTTTTCCAACGTGTACATCCAAAAGGTGATAGACGTTGACTTTGACACGGGGAGCGAGTGGAACCGAGAGCCTGGCAGTGACGACGACAAAGACGAAGTAGTCTTTTAATCATGCCCCCCCTCAAACCACGTATCATTATTGACACGAGAGAGCAAAAGCCATATTCTTTTGGGTGGCAAACTAAAGTGCAACGTCTTGACGCCGGCGATTATTCGATAGAGGGACTTGAAAACTCTATCGCAGTCGAGCGCAAGTCGAATAGCGACTACGTAAATACAATCATACACTCGAAGGATCGGTTTACGAAAGAGTTGAAGAAGCTCTCTGCGTACAAAGCGGCATGTATCGTGGTTGAGGGGGATATTAAAGACATGTGGGACAAGAGAATCATCGGGAGGGCTTCGCCTAATGCACTGCTCGGGTTGACTATTTCCATAATCACGAAATGGAATGTGCCTGTATTCTTTTGCGGCAGCAGGCCAATGGCTCGGCTTTTCACTGAGTCTTGGTTGGTATCTGTCCTGTGGAAATATCAAGGGGTATTGCCGTTGGAGTTAGAGAAAACAACACCGAAACACTAATGAGTAGGGGAGTGTTGCCATATGGATCAAAACGAAATGAATGTTGCTGTTGATAATGCATTGAATAGTGTTATTGCTATCGAAGGAAAATTAGACAAAGTGAAAAAGGAGATTGATACCGTGAATTCAGATGATAACGTAGACTGGATTGATGATTATGAAAGAATATGGGGGTTGAAAAAGCCTTCCAAAAAAACTCGAAAAACTCGTTGGTATGTTAGGTTTCTCCGCTTTTTCAGAAAAGAAAACGGGGAATTGTCGACACACACAATTCAACAACAGCTAAAGGGCATTCATGACGAGCTTGTAGAAGCAAAAAAGTTGGTTGCATTTCTTATGGCAAAAAACTTGAGCCAACAGGAAGGGCAATTACTCGAAGAATTTCTTATGGAAAATTTTCCTGCTTCTGTTCCTAACTCAAGAAAACGCTGAGTATAAAAGAGAAGGAGACTAACATGAAAAAAGAAGAAGTTGTTCAGCATCTACTCACTAAAGTCGAGGGCGTAACACGTAAACAGATTTCAAGCATCCTGGACGAGTATCAAGCACTTGTTGAGGATCAGCTTTTTGAATGTGGCGAAATGACCGTATTGAGGATCGGACGCTTGCACGCTTCACGACAAGAAGCCCGAACGGGGCGCAATCCAAGCACGGGCGAGACGCTAGAAATTCCCGCGAAACTGAAATTTAAGATGAAAATTTTCAAGAGGTTCAAGACGGAGGTTAACAAGAGAAAAGATAAGTGTAATTAACAAGGGGTGAAAGAGTATGTCATTTTTCGATCACACTAAGCGGCGCTATAGCGCAGTAAGTTGTCGGGATTGTGATTGGGTTGGTGAACACGCGATAAAGGGCCACGGTTAGTTACTAATTAAATCACCAATGTATGCGCTCCTCATTCCCAGGGGGCGCATACTACCAAACAAAAAGAAAGAAGGAAATGCAAGAAAATAAATGCAAAAAATGTGGTACAGCAATGCTAGAAGGTTATTTTGCAACCAGGACAATCAAGCGCTTGTGTGAAAATTGCCTCGAACGTACCGTGCACGATTCGTCTAAAATGACGCAATTTGAAGCCAATAATCTACTTAAACGTCAAGGCGAAAAAGTCAATATTCCCTTGACCACATCTCTTGAAGTAGCTATAAAACTGGCAAAAACAAGAATAAAAGCAAAAGCAAGAGGCACGAAATGAACGACCGTTTTGATAAAACTTGCATCATTAAAAAGGTTTTTTTCCGTAATGAATCGTCATTTTTTTCAGTCGGCCTAATGACAGACGTGGAAACGGGCGAAAGCTGCAAGTTTAGTGGGAATTTCCTTGCGGAAATAGGGCAACAACTAAAAATTCATGGGAAATGGCAAAATCATCCACGGTACGGGGAGCAAGTAAAAATCGAGCGCTTCGAGATCGATTTACCCATTAATACCGAAGGTTTGGTAAAATTCCTAGCTAATCGAAAAGATTTCGTGGGGATCGGCCCGGCGAAGGCTAGGAAAATCGTCGACGCGTTAGGTGACGACTTCGAGGAGAAAATTGCAGACCCTGAATTAGTCATGAAAATTGGCAATGTTTCACGTGAAACGGCGGAGAATTTAAAGTCCGTTTGGGAATCGTCAAAAGCGTATAATTCGGTATCAACGCTCTTGGCGTCTTACGGTCTGACAGATTTACAAATAAAAAAACTTGTCGAGCATTTCGGATGTAGTATCGCCCAGATTTTAGAGCGAAATCCTTATGTACTCATTGGGCAAGTGGAGAGATTAGGCTTTAAGAAAGTTGATACTATCGCACTAAAAAGCGGTTTCGAGAAAGAACACCCGAAAAGACTAGAGGCTGGGGTCACTTATTGCCTAAGCGAAATACAAAAAAATGGTGATTGCTGGATGCCGAAAGACGAGCTTTCAGAGGCGGCAAGTGACGCTCTATTCCTGGACTCACTAGACGCGCAAGACAAAATACAAGAGACGATTAAAAGTATGGAGGAACGAGAAATATTAATTGCTGAGTTTTTGAACGGTCAGACTTGTTATGCAGAAGCAAGCATTCATAGGCAAGAATCTTTCATATTTAATACCATAATGAATCACAAGTATAAAAGGTCTGAGAATGCTGACTTATGGGAAGCTAACAAAGAAAAAATTGATAGTGAAACCAGCACTTTAACTAACGGGCAATTACTAGCAATCAATAACGCTTTTACGTATAAATTCTCCTTGATTAGCGGGGGCGCGGGCACGGGAAAAACCTACATGATAAAAAAAATTGATGATATTTGTGAGATATTAGGTATTATGCCCGTTTACGCCGCACCAACAGGAAAGGCGGCCAGACGAATTGAAGAAGCTATCGGGAAGAAGGGGATAGCAAGCACAATTCACAGTTTATTGGGGGTTGATAAAAGGAAGGGGGGCTTTTTAAGAGGCCCAAAAAACCCTATCGAGGCTTCCCTAGTTATTATCGACGAGGTTTCAATGCTATATTCTAGCTTGGGATACTCATTGCTTAAGGCGATAAACTTTTCTTGCACATCTGTAGTTTTCATCGGGGACCATAACCAATTACCACCTATCGGCGCGGGAAATATCCTCCGCGACTTAGTGAAATATTGCACGGTTCCGATCTGCGTCTTAAGCGAATGTATGCGGCAAGCGGGACAATTAAGGGAAAATTCGGCACTATTACTTAAAGGACAAGTAGGTAAAACGTCCGAGACGGAAGAGAATAACCTTTCCTCGTGGTACTTAAAGGATGATAGTAAGCTAGACGATCAAATCTACACGCAAAAATTCATTGAAAGAATATACAACTTTTCCCTCGAGGAAAAACTAGGGCATAATGTCATTACAGATGTGCAACTTTTGACGCCGATGCATAAGGGCTTGCTCGGGACGAAGGCCATGAACAAGCTACTGCAAGTTATCATTCAAAAGAAAAAATTCGACAGAGACGTTATGCCTACAGAAGAAAATCGAAGTCCTGTTTTCTACCCAGGAGATAAGGTAATTCAGACGAAAAATGATTACGGCATGAACGTAATGAACGGCACTATCGGATTTATTGAAGAAACGAAGGATAATGGCGACATAATCATCAAGTTCGACGACACAGCATTTGAGCTTAAAAAAGGGGGCGAGCAACTACGTCATATCGAGCTCGCCTACGCCCTAACGTTTCATAAAGTACAAGGCTCTGAATTCCCATGCGCTATTGTAATCGTGCATAAAGCCCATGCATATATGCATCATCGGAATTTATTCTATACGGGAGTGACGCGAGCGAGCGAAAGGGTGATTATCGTAGGAGACAAGTGGGGCATAAAAAACTGTGCCTCGAAAGTTCAAGTTGATAAACGTAAGACTTTTATTAATGAATGGTTAAGGGAAGAGCAGAATCGATTTCCAGAATTGCCTATAACTTCCAACAGAATGGAGTTTGCATTTTGAACCACATTGAATCACCATGCAACATTATCATCACAGATGCAGTAAAGGGAGCGTAAAACCATGGAATTTAAGATAGAAGCAAAGACTTTCGTTCAGGCCCTAGAGGAGTGTGCCTTTATATACAAACGGACGAAGCGCGACGACTTAAAGCCTATTGTGACAATGGAAACTTTAGTGGGCGAAGGGACAGTTCTACTGAAAACCTACGACCCAGAGACGGGCAATGGTTTTAATTGTTATGTGCAATGCGAGGTAGCCGAACATGAAAAAGTGTCAACTCGAAGTGATGTTTTAATAGACTGGTTAAATGCCGGGTGGGACAAAAGGATAGGTTCGAGCAATCGAAATAAGATTAGCTTGAAATCTTCTCTTTGTGGAACGGTTTTGCATATTAAAGCCCTAAACCAAGATTCAGAACTAGAGCTTTTCAATCTCAAATCGTTAGAGTTTGAAAGCATAAAAGTAGCCCCTAAGCCCGAAGCTAATTTCACGATTGACTCTTGGGCACTCAACCGGAGTGTTAATTACATTTTGAATTGCTCACATTCTGATGCTACTTTCTATTTCTACAGGCCAAACAGAAAAAGAACGTTACAACTTGTGTCCGTAGAAAATGGACGCACGTCTGTCGCGTCAATGTATTTACTCCCACAGATGAAAATGCAGCTGCAAACTCCAATTGTCGTAACGAGAGGTTTTCTTGGTGCCTTACAAGTTCTTTTTAGTCAAGCACACCATGAAACAAAAATTACCTTCCAGCCAGGCGAAGTAATCGTGCATTTCAATCGGAACGGTTATAGTAGCACGTTTCGCATGACGTCAATTCACAATAGAGAAAATGATGGAATTGAAAAGATCAAGTTCAACCCGGACGTAAAAACTATCAAAATACGTTGCAACGACATGGGTCAGTTGAGCAACGCCCTAGATAGGCTGAGTGCTGTTATCTGGACACCCCTAGAGAATCCAACAATGATCATGAAAATCAAGGGTGTCGTGCTGCACATGGAGTGTCTAGGAATTCCCAACATAGCAAAAGAACTTTTGCCAATCGAACGTTTCGTCTGCAATGGGGGTCGCGTGATTACGGTTTATTTGAATCACATGAAAGAGGCCATTCAAGCGATAGAAAGTCTCGACATTCCTTCAGGAAGAGAAAACGACAATCAGGGCAATCTATACATAAGAGGACTTACGAATGGAAAAGAAGTGCTGCACATCAGCGATGCCAAAGATTATTATAGCTCCTCGCAGTTCCATTACGAATCCTTCCTTGACATCCTATAAGCGCCCCCCCCTCCCCGACATACATTGACTTCCTGCCCAAACCGTGATACTGTCAAGAATTCCACTTGCAAGCCACCCTAACCGGAGACGCTATGCCCATGAATTTTACGCAACATGCGCACATAACCACCCAGGATAAAAAAGGAAAAATCGAAACGATACCGGTCCACGAATATTACGATAAAATCACGGCACAAGATATTGGAGAAATAGCCCGCGATCTATTGGCAGGGAGGATAACTAGCGAGTCGGGTAATTCTAAGCTACTATGCGACTGTCCAAACCATCAATCAATATCGAAAAAATCCCTTGTAATAGATGTGAACGCGCAAGCGTGGTATTGTTTTGGATGCGCGACGGGTGGGAACGTCTTGCACCTCGTAGAATTCGTGCAATCGGGAATTGTTACCAAGGGCAAGCAGGGCGAAATGCCCGCTTCACATCGAGAGGCCCGCGATTACCTAGCTAGTAAAGCCGGATTGCCCTCCCTATCGAGTCTTGGAAAATCCGATTCGCTTATGAAAAAAGGGGAGAACTACCATGCGTCGGAAGCGAGGGCGATAGACGTTTTAACCACACTAGCTAAGATTTATCACAAACGTCTCTTGAATAATCCCGACATCCTAGCCTGGATTGACGCTAATTATGCGATAAATCATGAGACAATCGCCGAACAGAAAATCGGATATTCGTTCAACGGTGCCTATCAAGATATTAATGGGATTCAACATCCGGGCATTCAAAACGAACTAATTGAAGCGTTACCTAGTTATACGACTGACGACTTTCTAGCTTGTGGCGCTTTCCACCAAAGCAAGACAGGCTCCGCCCCTTTTGCCGTATTCAATAACCGAATTACTTTTCCCTACTGGGATAAAGGCGCAGTAACATATATGATTGGGAGGCAAACACCCGAAACTCCTGACACTAAATATGAGGGAAAATATCGCAAGTTACTTGTCCACCATCCGACCGACCGACAATACGTAGCACGATGTATCGATAATCGTAAATTGTGGAACGAATCCGTACTCTACTCGAAGCCCGACTACGTGATTATTGCCGAAGGAATCACCGACGGCATAGCACTATGGGAACGAGGCGTGCCAGTCGTTTCGGCAGTCACGGCGAACTTCTCGGCGAAGAATTTTGAAGCGGCAATTCCCCTCTTAAAATCTATCAGCACAGTTTACATATGTCAAGACGCCGAAGAATCAGGAGTCGGCCTGAAGGGTGCCCTGGCTATCGCCGAAACCTTGCAAGCAGCGAAAATCACCGTCAAAATTGCCGTACTTCCACGCGCTAAAGACGAGTCAAAGATCGACGTTAATGAATATTTCAAGCAGGGACACACAGTCGAGGAATTTAACGATATTCTGGACAACGCGTTCAATCCTATTGATTTTGAAGTTTTAGCCCTGAAGGTAGACCAATCTGATCATGCGGCAGTGGCGGAGGCAATAACGCCCCTACTTATGAAAATTGCCCGGCTATCCCCTATTCAAGATTTACCCGCCCTCCAATTAATCGTTGATCATATCGGTTCGGATTACCTTTCCTTAGAGGTATTGAAAAAGCAGGTTAAAGAATACCGCCGGAACAACAAAGCAAACGGCAAAGAGAACTCAAAGAAACAGAGCTTGAAAAAGCGCCTGTCAACAGAAGCTAAAACCGGCACTTGCGAGAAAATCGTGTCAGACACTCTACTTATGACAGCAGAGGAAAAAGGTGCGCCCGATTACGATGCGGCGGCCACTGAGGCTTTCCGGTGGTTCCAAAAGCACGGCGCGGTATTTTGCCGAATTAAAGACGTAACGCTAAACATGATTTTCAATGGTGAGTCTTATGACATGCTTTCCAAGAATGCCTTGCGCAACACAACTTATAAAGCCTTCATTAATCAACAAACTGGCGTCAATCCAGCGTCAACCGGTGGGCGACTTTTCTATGAGATGTTTCGTAATTTGGCGACGAATAACTCGGAACTTCGAGAGGAATTGCATTGGATTCATACTGACGTTACGAAGCGGATCGTCTGGATCAACCTCAATAACTCCCATAATGAGATAGCCAAAATTACATCGTCAAACGTAGAAATAATGCTGAACGGCGCAAACAAAGACAACATCTTCCTGGCCCCCTCTCCTCGAATGAACAGTATCACCTTCGACCCGGAGGCCACCCCGGAAGATGCCTTCATCTTCATGAAAAATCTAATCGGTGGTAAAATTCCATGCGACGAGAATTACCGCGAGTTAATCCTAGGCTGGCTGGCAACCTTCCCCCTAGTAGACTTTAGCATCACACGTCCCATGTTACGTTTTGAGGGATCGGCGGCGTCGGGAAAATCTACTGCCTCCGATTTACTCACGACTCTAATCTACGGGCAGCCGGAAACTAGAGTGTCAACCCACGCGGCAAACTTTATGGACATGACGGATAATCCGTTAATCTCACTAGATAATATCGAGACTGCGCACGCCACACAAGAGCTTATCGACTTTCTTTTGACGACGACCACGGGCAAGTCCAGGGTGAAATGTGACGCGCAAGCCGAAAGCGGACGCACGAAGCAAAGCCCTAAGTGCCTGTTAATCACCGGCGGGATCGAGCCTTTACGCGGCGACCTGACGGAAATTCAATCGAGATCGTTCACTATCGAGATGGATAGCGCCTACCAGCAAAAAGAGGGGCTATTCGAGGCGGACGTTTTTGCGGCAATCGCTGACAAACGTGATTATATGCTGTCGGGGATTTTTCGGGCTATTTCTAAAACTTTGGCCTACCTCAAAAAGAACGAAAACGGCAAAGCCGAACATGACCGGGTTTTTTCTACAATTAGAACTGGCAGTCTGAAGAACTCGAATTACACCAGGGCGCACATGTATCTGTCACTTTTGGCGCTCAATCTTCACACCCTGAAAAATAATAACGCAGGGGTCGCACCGCACAAGGGAAGAGCCACCCAGGACGTGATAAATTCCATCCGAGAACTAGAGGGAATCGGGGAGTGCAATCAACTCGAACTTGATCCGTTCGTGTCGACCCTAGATATTCTGTTCAACCGATGGAACATTGCAGTAAAGCTTGACGAAGAGAAAGTCTTAGGCACAGAACACTATGTCGCCGACTACAAAACGAAATATAGCTTAGAGATAAAAGGTAATATTTTGCAAGGGAGTAGCTCTGATTTACTTCTAGCTTTTAATCAAATCGCTAGAGAAAGCGGATCCAGAGCTTCACCGTACAGTAGCCCAAAGCACCTGACGATACGGTTAAAAGATGCAGGAAAAGCGTTGAAACGAGCTGGTTACACATATACGAAAAATACATGTCGAGAGAAAAAAGCAATACATGTTTTCGACAAGAGGGAAGAAGTCGAGACAACAGACGTGGCAAGAAATATTGACATGGATGAGATCGATAGATTCATGAATTCCTGATGAATAATTCTGCGGTGGCACACCGCAGAATTCATTGTGACTTTTCAAAAGGGCTTGAGAGTAAATCTCAAGCCCTTTTGCTATGGGGATCTATAGGGGGTAGTCCCAAAGGGGTAGTCCCAAGGGGGTAGTCCCAGGATCGGCAATTTTCCGCGCTTTTCGGGGTCGGGGAAAAATAATTACCTGTTATGCCGACTTCCTTCCCTTCTCTTCCCTTCTCTTCCCTTTTCCCTTGCCTTTCATTTTGCCTTCGCCCCCTTCGCCCCAGAACGCCCCAGAACGCCCAAAAATGCCTCGTAACGGGACTATCTCTATTTTTCTGAGGATTATATCGCGCGCGCCCGAAAAAGTGCCGAAATGAGGGCTTCTCGTCGATTCTTGTAAATTCATCTTGTAAGCATGCCCCATAATACCCTATAGGGGACTAGCAAGGGAAGATTAACGTCCCGAAAGGGCGTTAAGTAAAAGTGTCAAGTTAATAATGCTGAGAAGGAGATGCAGGAAATGAATCGCCGATTTTTAGTTTTTTGTAAGCCTTTGATATTATTGAGATTATTATGAAATATAGGGCTAAAAACACCCCGAATGCAGGAAATGCAGGAAATGATAAAATTGCATTTCCTGCAAAAAAAAAGTTTGCAAGCAAAAAGGAAATGAAGCGTAACTCCCTATTATTATTATTATTATTTTATAAAGTAATAATAATAATAAGAAGAAGAAGAAGGAATGCAGGAAATGCAGGAAATAAATAGAAGTATGCCCCTCGTTATTCTAAATTTCATTTTTTATTCACTACTAACTTACTAGGAATAAAATAACTTTTACTCTTTTTTAATAATTCATGTCTTCTCTTTTTTTATTTTCTTATAAAGCAGGGGGGGGTATTTCCTGAAACATTTCCTGCATTTCCTGCAAATGGCTTTTTTTGGAAAAAATGTTCAATAATAACAAGCAATTACAAGGATCTTGTCATGCAGGAAATAGTAAATTGCATTTCCTGCATGTTTCCGGAATTAAAAAGCTTAATTTTATATGTTAATAATATCAAGAGGTTGGACGATTGAGGGGTTGCAGGAAATGAAATCTATTTCCTGCACTGTGTAAAACTTTACGCACCATTGATTTTTACAACTTAAAATAGTTCTTTTTGTAGTTTCTTTAATGATCTTACATATTTACACGAAAAAGTGTCAACTTTTGATAACTTTTTGCTTTTTATTATTTCTTGGTCGCGGGCTGTTTTTTTTCATTTCCGGCTTGTGCAAATTTGACTTTTTTATCCCTTTTATGGGCCAAAGGTAGTAGGTTGTATGTCCTGCGCAAACATAACAAATCGGTCACCAAACATAACAAATTGACAAAACTAGAGTTTTAACTTCCTTAACAACTTTTGGCAGTTTGTTATGTTCTGTGCAGATTTCTTATGTTGGTGTTGTGTTGTTGTGCAAATTTCTTATGTTGAGTGTTGTGTTGTGTTGTTGTGTTATGTTATCTACAGAATTCTAGCATGTTTCTTGTGTTTAATGCCAATTTCTAGCATATTTCTTATGTTGGGTGACCAATTTCTTATGTTCTTGTTGTGTTTCGTGCCAATTTCTTATGTTCTTGTTGTGTTTCGTGTTAATTTCTAGCATGTGTGTTGTGTTGGCGAACCAATTTGTTATGTTCGGTTTTAATAATTGGACGTTTTTGTCAACTCTTGTCAACTCTTGTCAGTTCATGTCAACACCTTGTCATTTTTTGTCATCTGAATCGTGACAAAAACACACCCTAAACCCACCTAAACCCACCGAAAAACGCCGGAAATGCCCCTTTCCGCTTGACACGAAAAACTCAATCTGACTTAAAACTTGACTTTCAGCCCCAGAAATGCGATATTGAAATAGTAAAAGTTGACCCTAAAAATCACTTGAACGGAGAGTGCAAAATGGAACTTTTTGACCCGGCAGAGGAGTACTACTCCTCTAAGTCTTTAGTCTTCTCTACTCTCTGGAGAGACAGTGATCCCCTTCCAGACGTTCTGATTAACGGGCGGCGGCGCGTCACCCCAGATTTTTATGCGGCGCTGCTGTTACTAAGAGTAAATCCTGCTTTTGACGCCTACGAAAAAGGCAATTTGTCTAAGGAAAATATGAAAGAAATTGAAAAGCGCTGGAACGAGCTGGACCGTTGGGCTGTCCGGCGATACGGCCCGAAACTTTTAGACGAGGCCATAATAAGGAGGTTAGAACGATGAAGATTGACAAATCCATATTCGTTAATGCGGTGATCTTTCTTGAGCCTTGGGTTCAGGGGGTACACGCCTTAGATAACACTCCGATAATATTAGAGAAAGGTGGCGTATCGGCGATTAATAGAGACGCGACGTTTCGGATGGCGATCAGGGTACCGAATATTAAAGGTGATCCGGTAATCGTGCCTGCCTGCGTTTTGAAGGAGTGGCTATTTATGAGCCAGAAGCCCGAGCCGGAGCATTTCTCCTTAACTATCGACAATGATTACGTAAACTTCCAAAACGGCAAGCATTATCTGAGCGTGTCAAATCTCACAAGTAATTATGCGGCGGTGTTCGAGTATCTTGCAAAAGAGCGGGATTTACCTTTAATAGGGGGCACGAAATACACTGGAATCCATAAACATAAAAGGTTTTTTTGCCAGTGTAGGGAAATTGATGCTCCTATATCACTATCTGTTCAAGGTAGCATGATAAAGTTCTCTACTTTTTTTAATACTGCAATCGTGAAATGCGGTTCTATATATGAGAATGCACCCCCCATTAAAATCCCACATGATGCTGCACGCGCCCTTTCGGCCCTCTTGGATCAACAACATTTCTTCCGGCTAGTCCCACCCGACTTGATAAGCTTTTTTTGGGACAAGAAGAACTTGAGAGTGAACTCTCCCAACTGGAATTTTACTTGTGTGGTGAGTAGCTAATGACTTTTGACGATATGCAATTGTGTCCTCATGCCCACGGCGAATTAAAAGTAATTCCCGCGACTTGCCTTAAGCTGCGTGACGTAAACCGGATATGTCTCGATGCGGGGTGCCGTGGCTTAGATCCTACAGCTCCCGACGACGGTTTGCCTGTGGAGAAGGTTGGAATGAAGTTCGGGGTGTTAAGAACAAAACATTTACATGTGGAAAAGAAAGGAAGCGAGATGGGCGAAAATGGGGCGTCGCTAAACGTGAAAAAGAAGTCTGTTAAACGAGATAAAAGGACTAGGAAATGTTCTGTTTGTGAAAAGCCAATCAGGCCTAATCTGACCGGTCTCTGTCACGATTGCTTTAATCGTAGGGGTAGGGAAGGTGAAATTAACGCGCCCGCTCCGCCCGCTCCGCCCGCTCCGCATAAAGAAAGATCTACGGTAATTGAAACTGTTACGTCTACGTCTAAGCCGGCGGAGAAAATCGCACGGGTCACTCTCCTCGCAATTACCCCCGACGCCGAGCGGCTCATCGAGCAAGCGGGGCGCACCTGCTATCAGTCGTTAGGCAAGATTGACGATATGAGTCATGAGAAATTTATCCAAATGTTGATAAAATCCGGGCACGAGTCGGTGTTGGAACACGCCTCGGCTACCTTTCGCTTTCGGGGTAGCCGGGCCTTCACACATCAGATGGTGCGGCATCGCTTGTGCTCCTTCAGCCAGCAGTCGCAACGTTACGTTAGTGAGGATAAGTTCGAGTTCGTAATGCCAAAGAGTTTGGAAAAGGGGAGCGAGGCCGAATTTATCTACAAATCTGAAATGGCCAATATTCAAAGGGCCTATTGCAATTTAATCGAGTTGGGTGTAAAGAGGGAGGACGCCCGTTTCGTCCTTCCCAACGCCTGCCTCTCGGAGATTGTGATAAGTGCGAACTTCCGGCAGTGGCGTTGGATATTCAAAAAAAGGTGTAACCCTAAAGCACAATGGGAAATTCGGGAGTTATGTTTTAGGGCGTTGAGAATTTTGGGAGAAAAAGCGCCTAGTGTTTTTGGGGATTTTTCATGTTAACCCCTGATCTACTGGGAGTCGACCGGTGTGCGAGCTGAGATCGAGGAGGCGGAGCGCCTCGGTAGGCCGGTGTTTTATGTTTGATCCAGTAGACCTGGATAATTCCATTCGTGACGCATTGGTTTCGTGAAAATCACTGGATCATTCTGCCGCTTATTAAAGGCCGTGTTTAATAAGGATGATTTTTATCTCCTTATTAAAGGCTGCATTTAGTATAGAGAAGATTGAAAAGGTAAGGCCCCTTGCTGGGTCAAGGGGCCTTACGAGGAACAGGAGGACAGTATGTAAAAATACCATATCTGATCTTCCATCCATTGTCAAGCTTTATTTTCTAGGATTGCTTAGTGGGAGGTGCGGAGGGGCTGGGTTTACAGCCCTAAGGCCTGTCTTGTAGTGTGGTAGTCGTAAACGCGAAAAGCTCTTTGTTGGAGCAAAGAGCTTTTCAAAAAAAAACAGGGTTTAGAGCGCCCTAGAAAGTCCCCATATTATGCCTGGATTCTTTCAGTCTGTCAACCATTATTTTTCAAATCTTCTATGGTTTTTTTCGGTGAATTTGCCGGCGAATTCACTCGACTTCTTAATTCTCCAATTCGCTAATAATTTTACATAGTTATACTTCACGTTGATTTTTTGGTATTTTGCCTACTTTTCGTGGTATTGATTTTGAAGATTTTTCTTTAATGATTTTAGTATATTGTGAAATAGTTCAAGAAAAGGGTAGACAAGGGGAAAATAATAAGTAATATTTATCTAGTAGATTTTTACCTTCCCCCCTCTTTTTTTTTTTTGAAAGGAAGCTGTAAACGTGAAATTTATTTTCTCTGACGAGAATCGTCGTGCGCTGGTTCGTATGAGCCAATCGCCTGGCGAGTTAATTTCCACAAAAGACCTTGCAGCTTTACTTGGAGTGGGGGATTGGGTCATAAGGGACTGGCGAAGTGAGAATAGATTGTCAAGGGGAGGGTATTTTTTACATGCGATTCGTAAGAAGGGAAACGGTCCTAACCTCTTCGATCCTGTTGACGTGATTGAGTTCCTGGATAAAGTTTATCCAGATGTACAATCTCTCACAGATGAAGAGTTGCTTGACGCGGATGCCGGCGTAGAAATGCATCCTAAATATATGAAAAAGCACGCTCCTTGTTTTGATTATGGCTTTTCAGACGTGGATACTGATTTTTTGGAAGAGTTAGAAACCATGGTTTGTGAGAGTCGTTGCGATTTGCTGTATATGGGGGAATTGGAACACGTTCATCTCGTTTGTAAACATTGTCGTTTGGGTAAAGCAGCGCTTGCTGCGGGTGAGCGAGATCGTGGAAATGGAATAAAGGAGGTGGTGGGGAGATGGATTTTGACAAAATAGGCGAAATAGTGGAATTTATTGGAATAAAAATTCTTGAGGTGTTTTTGAACTTTTTACTTATTTATTGTGTGGTGCTAGGGATAGGTTCATTCTTTCTTACAAGTGTGGTAGTGTGGGAGAAGGTAACAAACCCTCAACAAATAGACATGCCATATTCGCGACCGGGTGTCAATGAATGTAAAAGGTATTGCGAGCAAGACCGCGTTGATGCTAATGTATTATGTGGAGAAAAAGGAAATGCTAAAGTTAAAAACTAAGGGGTGTCGGGTAAATCGATCTGCTGACAATGTTTCCACATATTTACAATTCGTTGTCATATGGATGGTTATTTGGATTGTAGAAATGATGTGGCTTAGTTGGCTATCGGGGGCGTTGAATGCGCCGAGTATAGATAAAATGTATCCTGATACATTTTATAACTCATGTGGGCAGGATTGTGTTGAGGATGTAAGGGGTAGTACGGAAAAAGATATTAAGAACATGAAAGTATCGGAACAACGTCATGGACGAAGAAGACCACATGCAACGCATGGCGAATACGATTATCTGCTGCGTTTTGACTTTCGTAGTATTGTTAACACTATCGGTGGTATTCATCAGGAGACCGCAGAAAGTAACGGTTGTCGTCAAATGTGATAAAGTGAGTATGGAGTGTCGGGAGGTGGAATCCAATGGGAAGAAGTGAATTTGATAAGACTGTAGATGAAGTGATGATTGCATTTCTTACTGGTCTTATTATATTTATGATGGTTGGCACTTTCTATATGGCGTTCCTTGGGGGGTTGGCAAGGTGCGCACCAGAATCTGTACTCACACCTCCGAATGTGTTGAAGATTGCAAGTGTGAATGTAACCGCAACCCCTAATGGTAAAGTTGTATTGAGGTAAGGCAATAATCATGGCATATCAACCGCGTGGTGGTCTTTTAGACGAGTATGAGAAGCAGGCAGAGGCATATGGCAAGAAGGTCATACTTAGACTTTTCATGGCATTTTGCTTGTGGATGGTAATTTTATTTATTTGTTTTGAATTTATTATTCCCCTCCCTGCTTCAATATTTATCGACCCCTATGCTGAAAGTTGCGAATGCGCACCCCCACCGCAGAAAGGCTTCATTGCACCATGAAACTTTACAAGCCTACAGAGATAATCGTCCATTGCTCCGACTCCGAATGGGGAAGTGTCGAAGTTATCGATAAATGGCATAAATCCCGTGGCTGGCTAGAGTGTGGTTATCACTTCGTAATAGCTAATGGGAGGCCGACGGCAGAGTCCGTGCCAGGCGAAAAAGGGTTAGGTGACGGCCTTGTGCAGATGGGGCGCTTGGTTTCGTTTGATGGAAACATTCAGGAAGGCGCTCACTGTAAGAAGTACAATCGATCCGCCGTAGGTATTTGCTTAATAGGCAAAAAGACGTTTACGGATATGCAAATCTTCAGCTTGTATAAGTTGATTCTAAGATTGCAAGAGTTGAATAATTTTTTATACCACAGGCTTGCAGAACCCAAGGTTTGGGGGCATTATGAGATAGATAGTAGGAAGACATGCCCAAATATCGACATGGATCGATTTCGGGCAGTGCTGGGTTTTCGCAAGCGGTTTGAGGTTTAAGAAAATCGAGGCGCTCAAGCGCCTCGATACTTATGCTCCCTCCTTTCGCCATGAAAGGCGAAAGGAGGTTAACCACATGGAATCCCTTATTACATTCCCAGAGGCATTGGCGACAGCCTTGCCGCCGTTTTTATTTGAATCTCCCTTCCCTGTAATCAAGTTCTGGCCAACCCAGCCCTTCGCCTCGTGCTTTTCCAGAATCCGAACCGGGACACTTCTTCCGGAAACTTTAGCCCGGTAAGTCGTTCCGATTACTACGTCTTTTTTTGTCATTTTTCTTGTCCTTTCTTTTTCTTTGTCTTGGGCTTGATTGCCCCCGCTTCTGAAATAAATAATAGCTCTTTACTTTTCCCTTGTCTACTCTTTTTTTGATCTATTTTATAAGCTGTTGTTTTTATTGAGTATTTTTTTCGTTAAAAGATTAAGCTTGAAGTTCAAGAAAAGCGAAAAAAATCATTGAGCTATAACTTAATGTAATCATTATGGAAATGGGGAATTCTAAGGACGTTTTTTTATATCCTTTATATAGGCGGTTTTCTTGAAGCAAAACCGAGATTTATAAGGGGTGCAAAAAACGGACGCTAGATTCCCGATTTATTGAATGATTTTAATGGGTTGTAGCTGGTCTTGATTTTTCGGGTTTCTTACTTCCGTTGACCGGTCGATTTAACGAAAAAAATAACTAATAAAATCAACAAGTTATAAAATAGATCAAAAAAAGAGTAGACAGGGCAGAAAGAAGAAGCTATTATTATTTTTAGAAAGAGGGCAATAAAGCCTAAGACGAAAAACGAAGACAAAGAAAGGGACAAGAAAAATGAAATCTTCGATAATCGCCTCTGTAGTTATCGGCACTGAAGTGATCACAGGCATTGACTGGCCGATTGAAAACGTCTTGACTCGGATAGGACCACGCGAGTGGCAAGTCACTTTTGAGCTGTGCAACGGAACCGCTCGCGCTTCCAGAACCTTTAGGACGAAAAGGGAGGGCTTGGAAGCCGTAAAGGCCCCTCGTGATCAAGTTGGAAAGTTCCTGTACCCCGACACTTTCCTCGGGTAGTCGCGCCTCCCCCTGCCCCTTTGGGGGCAGGGGGAGCAAGCAAGAAAAAAAGGAAGAAGAACTGGAACCTTTAAAGAGGCTAAAGAGGCTAATGGGGGGTAAGTCAATGAAACCAGTAACTTTTGATGCTTGGACGAAGCTCGAACCAGGCGATAATGGTCCTCTTGCTAGCTATTTTCTTTTTTTGTCTGGCAACGATGATGAGATTTTAGAGGAACTTCTGGATAATTATAATGAAATTAAGGCGTACGCGGAGAAGGGTCATATTTTCTATCGTGATCAAATTGACGAGGACGGTAAGTTTGATCATTGTGATGTGAAAATTTGGGGCGGGGATCCTGACACTGAATGGTGGGAGGTTCCACAAACGTATCTTCTGGATTTATCTATTGATCTTCAGGGGGGAGCTGAATCGCCCTACCCCCGCGTTTTGGAGGAGGACGAGTTGAGTCTTTTGATGTTACGTGGCGGGAAGATTTTGTTCTAGTAGTGGCAGAGGAAAGAAAAGAAAAGAGAAGGAGAGAAGGAGAGAAAATGATCAACTGGAAAATTCTACAAGTCACTGACAATTATGTAATCGGGCGATATTTTTTTGATTACATTGGGAGTGAATTTTACGACGAAGAAGAAGGGGTCAAGCATTTAGGCGATTTTTGGGGGTGGATGGAGGGCATTAAGGCATGGATAGAGGGTGGGCACGTTGTATACCGCCTTCCAGAGGAAGAGTACAACGCCCCTGAGATTAACCTTTTGGTTTGCGAAGGGCGTGATTTTTTTGGACACTTCAAGCGCTACAATATTCTCGGAGCGCTTCTGGGCAAAACATCGGAGGATTGGTTTGTGAATTTGACGCCTATTGAAGTGCAAAAGTTTGAGGCGTTGGGTGCAGTCGTTCTTAGTCGGTGAATTTATACCCTCCCCCCTTTTTCAAATGAGGGGGGGTGGGTAAGTGAAAATAAGATAAAATTGAAGAATTGAGAATTGAGAATTGAGAATTGAGAATTGAGAATTGAGAATTGAGAATTGAGAATTGAGAATTGAGAATTGAGAATTGAGAATTGAGAATTGAGAATTGAGAATTGAGAATTGTGAGTGTGAAAATCTGTCAGTTTG